GGTCGTGGTGTCGCCGCCGCTGAACATCGGCACGACGATCGACAACGCGGCGATGGCGAGTATCCCGGTCCAGACCGGGTGTCGGCGGGGCCACGATCTCTGGGGCTCGGCGGGCGGGGATTCGTGCTGGGTCATGGCCTGATCCTTAGGTTCCGGGTGATCTGTTGTTCGGATGGGTGTGGGGCGGCCGGGGCCGGGATGCGCGGCGTGGGCGTGCTGGCCGGGGCCAGGGCGCGCCGGACCAGGGCGGCCAGCGCGAGGGTCAGGGCGGCCAGCACGGCCTCGGCTGACCAGAACGGCCACCAGGCGCCGGTGTTGGCCAGGCTGCCAGCGAACGCGCCGTGGGTGGCGGCTAGCGCCGCCAGGGTGGTGGTGGCGAGTGTGCGCAGCGTGAATCTGTTCATGGGTGCGGTTCCTCTGTGCGAGAAGGGAGCGGATCAGGGATTGATCGTGTCTTGGTAGGCGCGTAGCGCGATGACGATCAGCCGGGCCAGTGAGATGCCCTCGGCCTGTGCGTGGCGGCGGGACCATTGCCAGACGTCGTCGTCGTCTTCGCGGACGTAGACGGTGATCGGTGATATGCGCATACACATAAGTATACGCCTACGTATGTTGGTCGGCAAGTCGGCCGTTCGGATGACTCAGGCCTCGTCGTGTTCGCTGGGCTAACCGTAGGTATCTAGATCTGTCGCGTGCGGGAGATTCAGTCGAGGCCTACACTACCCGGCGTGACCGCGAAGCCAAACGCCGCCATCTATGTCCGGATCAGCGACGACCGGGAGGGCGCTGGCCTCGGCGTCGCCCGGCAGGAGAAGGATTGCCGCGAGCTGGCGAAACGCCTCCGCTGGACCGTCACCGACGTCTACATCGACAACGATTACTCCGCCTACAGCGGGAAACGTCGCCCGGAATACGAACGGCTGCTCGAGGACATACGCGCCGGGTCCGTCGATCGGATCCTGATTTGGCACACCGACCGGCTGCATCGCCGCCCGGTCGAGCTCGAGGAGTACGTCGCCCTGTGTGAGCGGCACGGCATTATCACCCAGACCGTGCGCGCCGGTGAACTCGACCTGGCCACCCCGTCAGGGCGCTTTGCCGCCCGGATGCTCGGCGCGGCCGCCCGGCACGAATCGGAACACAAGGCCGACCGGAACCAGCGCAAACATCAAGAGATCGCGGAGAAGGGCCGCCCCAACGGAGGCCTCCGACCGTTCGGGTGGTACTCCGATCGGATCACTCTCGACCCGGCCGAGCACGCCATCATCAAGGAATGCGCCCGCCGCCTGCTGAGCGGGGAATCGCTGCGGGCGGTCGCGGCCGACCTGAACGTGCGCGGGATCCGCACCGTCACCGGCAAGCCGTGGTCCCCCACCGTGCTCCGTGCCATGATGTTGCGCCCCCGGATGGCGGGCCTGCGTGAACACCACGGCGAGATCATCGGCAAAGCCGTCTGGCAACGGGCCCTCCCCAGATCGATCTGGGATGAGCTGCGCGCTCTATTCGCCGATCCGCAGCGCAAGATCGGGGCCAACGCCCGCCGCTGGCTGCTCACCGGCATCGCGCAGTGCCCTGCCGGCCACCGGATGACCACACGGATGGGGTCCCGCGCCCGTTCGGACGCCTCCCGCACCTCCTACGCCTGCCCGGCCTGCCGCATCTATCGGGCGGCCGGGCCGCTGGATATATACGTAACCGAGAGCGTCCTTCTCCGACTCGGCCAGCTGCAACCCGAACCTCCACCGCCGGTCGACAAGATGCTCGCCGCGGAAATCGAAAGCGTGCGGGAACGGATCGCCGAGGCCGACGAGATGTACGCCGGCGAGATCATCAGCGGCGAGCAGTACGCCCGTACATCCCGGCTGCTGCGCGTCCGATTGGCCGAGATGGAGAAGCGCGCCATCCCGCCCCGGCGCCGTCGCCTCACCAAGGGGCTGACCAAGCCGGACAACTGGGCAGCATGGGGGAAATTGTCGCTGGACCGGCAACGGGCCATCGTCGCCGAGCTCGTCGAGGTGATCGTGCATCCCGCAGGGGTCGGCCGGCGCGCGTTCCGCCCGGAGACGGTCGAGCTGGGCTGGAAATAGGATCGGGCGGCAGGCTGGGTTCTGGGCTGCCGCCCGGAAAGATGATCAGGCGAATCTGTGGTCGCTGGCCGCTTCGTCCGGTTCGTCGTCGCGGCGGCGCAGCGCTTCCTCGCGCAGCTGCCGGGAGCGGCGGATGGCGAACCGGGCCCGGGTGTGCAGGTGATGAGCCCGGGCGGCCGGATCGGCGGCGTCGGGCTCGGCGACCATGCTGGGCGGGACGAGCGCGCCGCCGGAGCCGGTGCTCAGCCCGAGGTCGAAACCGAGCCGGAATCCGCGCCGCATCCCGGTCTCGATCAGCTCGGCCATGCACGCCACCGCCGTCACGATGGTCACCGTGGCGGCCGCGACGAGCACCTCCAGGTGCACGGGTGACGACCATCCCAGCATCAGGCCCACCGCCGACAGTGTCCACAGTCCCGCCGCGATCGCTGCCGCCACGCGTCGCGCGCGGCATCCCATCAGTCGCATGGAGAATGCCCTCCCGCCCTAACTCGCCGTTGAGTCGGTCATTACATGAAGACGGCAGCGGTCCGGTCGCTGCCGCGGGTCGCCGAGGGCTGGGGGGCGGGCGTAGCGCCGGTGACCCTGCGCGCAGGCTACATCACCCTTTGGCGTGCGTTGACCGGCCCGTAACCTCCGCTTCATTGCCCAGGCCGTGCTCGCGCATGGCCATCCGTAGGACGCGCTTGAGCGATTCGGCCGTCTCGGGGTAGTCGGCGAACCAGCGGTCGATGGTCTCCTCCGGGGTGAGGATGACCACGCGGGGCGGGGCGGGGGTTTGGTTCATTTTGGCCTCTGCGGGTTCGATGTGGCCGGCGGCGACCATCAGTTCGGGCAGCGGGATGCCCAGCACCGGGACGAGTTTCCGCAGATGGGGGATGGAGGGCATGACGCCGACGAACCAGCGGGAGATCAGCGAGGAGTCGGCGCCGCTGCGCCGGGCCAGCTCGGCCTTGCTGTGGATGCGGGCGGCGAGCATCGCCTGCTCGAGGTAGGCGGGCCAGCCCGCGGCCGCCTTGTCGGGTTTCCGCATCGTCAGCTCCGGGGTGTGTCGCCGGCGGTACGCGGAATTGCGCCGCTGCAGGAACGGTAGCGCATGCACGTTCCGTCACCGTTCTTTGCATATATGCAATGTGATCGTGTCGCGTCGGCATGGGCCGCGTTTCCGCAGGTCAGCCAGGTTGCGCGCGGCCCCGGACGGCATGCCTGCCAAGTTTTACCGTCAGGCATTGCACACCTGCCGCATCTCTGCAATACTGCCTGCATGCATGCACTCCCCGGACCGGCCGAAGGGCGGGAATTCACGGTGCGTCTGCGGCTCAAGCTCAGCGAATACCAGAAACTGGCCCAGCCCCTCGGCTGGGACAGCGACGAGAAGGCCGCCGCCGCCATCGGCGTGGACACCACCACCGTGTGGCGGGTCCGCACCGGCCGCACCGACCCCGGGCAGCGGTTCATCGCCGGACTGCTGGCCGTCGCCCACACCCACGGCTGGGCGTTCGAGGACCTCTTCGAACTCGTCCCCGACGACGACGGCGGCAACGACGGGGAGCAGGTGGCCTGATGACCCCCGCCCAGGAGGCCGCCATCCGCGCCGCTGCCCGCGCCGACTACGAGGCCGCCCGCGCCGCCGGCCGGGTGCCCGAGCTCACCGACGCCCAGCGGGCCCGGCTGCGGGTGCTGCTGCACGGCCCCGCCCCCGAACCCGAAACCGGGGCCGACCGCAAGACCGCCTGAGAAGCAGAAAAGGCCCGCCGGCCGCTGCGAACGACCGTCGGGCCAGGAACCGCGACATCAGTGTCGCAGAGGAGGAACCGCGACCATGAAACTGATCACCACCATCGGCGGCGACCAGATCGCCGTCACCCAGACCGGGCCCGCCTACGGGCTGCGGGTACGGCACGGCGCCCACGCCGCGACCGCCGTCATCCTCGACCGGGCCGACGTCAACGAGCTGATCACCGCGCTGCTCGACCTCGGCGCCCACGACCTGCGGACCGCGTCATGACCGTCACCGCCATGTTCGAGGTGCGCTCGGTCACCGTCGCTGGCGAGCCGCAGCCGGACACCTTCGACGTGACGTTCGCCGGCCAGTACGTCGGCACCGTCGACTCCTATCTGCCCGGCCGATGGCGCTGGACCCGCTATCGCATCAAATCCCGCCGCGACTGGGACACCCGCGAACCTGCGATCGAGGCGCTGCTGCGGACTCGCGCCGCGCAGGTCATCACCGCCGCGCCCCCGGCCACCTTCACCTGGCGCGATGTCGACCAGCCCTACGACTACGGACGCGACCTCGACGGACGACCGAAGCGAGGCCGGCCATGACCGCCACCACCGACCATCAGCTGGTCACCCCCACCGCGTACGTCGTGTCCACCGCCGCGCACCGCACCCCCGAATGGCACGCCGCCCGGGCCGCCGGCATCGGCGGCTCGGAGATCGTCACCATCCTCGGCCTGTCGAAGTACGACTCCCCCACCTCGCTGTGGCTGGAGAAGACCGGGCAGATCCCGCCCGAACCCGCGGGCGAGCAGGCCGAGATGGGGCTGCGGCTCGAACCGGTGCTGCGGCAGCTGTTCATCGACCGCACCGGCATCGCGGTGTGGACACCACCCGGCACCCTGGCCCGGGCCGACGCGGACTGGCAGCGGGTCAACCTGGACGCGCTCACCGCCGACGACGGGGTGCTCGAGTTGAAGGCCCCGGGGCTGCGGATGGCCCCGGAGTGGACCGATGAGGACACCGAGGTCGGGCCCGGGGGGCAGATCCTCGGCGAGGGCGGCGTCCCGGTGCACGCCCTGGTGCAGGTGCTGTGGGGGCTGCACGTCACCGGCTACGACCACGGCTACATCGGCTGTCTGCTCGGCGGTCAGGAGTTCCGCTGGAGGAAGATCGACCGGGACCAGGAGCTCATCGACCTGATCGTGGCCCGCGCCGACGCGTTCTGGGCCCACGTCGTGGACGGCACCCCGCCGCCGATGGACGGCCATGCCGCCACCGCGTCGGCGCTGGGCCGGCTCTTCGACGCTGTCGATGACCGCACCGAGGTCCTGGATCCGGATGAGGTCACCCCGCTGCTGAAGGAGTACACGGCCCGCAAGCACATCGCCGCCGAGGCCGAGGCCGCGCTCGGTGAGATCGAGAACAAGCTGCGGGCGCTGCTCGGCGACGCCGAAATCGGAGTGCTGGACGGCCGCAAGGTCGTCACCTGGAAGCAGAACGGCACCTTCGCCGCCAAGCGGTTCCAGGCCGAGCACCCCGACGCCTACACCCGCTACCTCACCACCCGGCCCGCCGTCGATACCAAGCGGCTCGCAGCCGAAGACCCCGCCCTGTACCGCGCTTTCCGTGCCCGCGTGCTGCGCGTGTCCGGCGCCCCCAAGGAGTAAGCCATGGCGTCCACCCGCACCGTGAAGAACCAGCTCGCCACCCAGGAGCAGGCCGCCGGCCCCAACGGGCAGGTCGCCGAGCGCAGCGAGTTCGCCAAGGTCAACGACTGGCTGGAGCTGCTCAAGCCGGAGATCGCCCGCGCGCTGCCCGACCACCTGAAGCCGGATCGGCTGGCCCGGCTGATCCTCAACGACGTCCGCAAGATCCCGCTGCTGGCCCGCTGCACCCCGGAATCGTTCGGCGGGGCGATCATGACGTGCGCGCAGCTGGGGCTCGAGCCGGGCGCCGCCACCGGTGAGGCGTACCTGCTGCCGTTCAAGAACACCGATCGGGACACGGGCCGCGTCTTTTACGAGGTACAGCTGATCGTCGGCTACCAGGGCATGGCCAAGCTGTTCTGGCAGTCCCCGATGGCCCGGTCGCTGGACGCGCAGGCGGTGTACCCGGAGGACGAGTTCGACTACGAGTACGGGCTGACCCCGGTGCTGCGGCACCGCCCGTCGCTGGACCGCGCCGCCGATTCCACCCCGTACGCCTATTACGCGGTCGCCACGACGACCACCGGCGGGTCGGCGTTCGTGGTGATGTCCCGCCGAGACGTGGAGCAATACCGGCGCCGGTCCAAGTCGCCGAACAAGGGCCCGTGGGTCAGCGACTACGACGCGATGGCGAAGAAGACTTGCCTGCGGCGGCTGTTCAAGCTGATGCCCAAGTCGCCGGTCCTGGCCGCGGCGCTCGCCCACGACGGCACGGTGCGAACCGACCGGGCCCCCGACGCGCTGGAAACCGCGCCGGCCTACCTGGAGGGCGAGATCGTCCGCAACGGCAACGGCGGCGGGCACGCCCCGGCCGGGGTCGACGAGACCACCGGGGAGGTCACCGACCCGGCCGTCCTGGCCGAGGCAGGGAACGACGGCGAGCCGGACTGGGAGGCGATCGACGCCGCCCGCGAAGCCGAGGAAGAGACGCAGTCGTGACGGCGCCGCTGGTCGGCCCGCTGCCGACGATCCGGTTCTGGGACGGCACCCGCGTCGTGTACGATCCGCCCCGGAACACGCTCGACCTGCGGTATGTGGCCTGCCGGGACCATCACCCGGCCTGCGACTGCCGCGAGGGGCTGATCGCCGAGGACCGCCACGAGTTCCTCGTTGCACGCCGCGAGCTCTCCGCGGCCCTGGATGAGGTCCTCGCTGGACATCGCACCTATTCCTGGTCTTATGCCTACGACTGGCGAACCGACCGCTACCTGCCCGATGACGACGCGGTGTGCATGTGCACCGGTTGCCAGATCGCGAGGCGCGTCCGATGACCGGCTGGCACCTGGGCCGGTTCGCCGCCCTCGACACCGAAACGGACGGGGTGAACCCGCGCGACGCCCGGATCGTCACCGCCGCGGTGATCCTGTGCGGCAACGGCGCCGCCACCCAATCCCACACGTGGCTGTTGAAGCCGACCCGGCCGATCCCGCCGGAGACCACCGCTATTCATGGCATCACCACGGACCAGGCCACCGCGGACGGCATGGACCACGCCACCGCGGTCGATCTCATCGCCGCCGAGTTGTGCCTGTCGATCCGGGCCGGCTGCCCGGTCGTCGGCCAGAACGTGGTGTACGACCTGACCGTGCTGGCGCACGAGCTGGCCCGGCACGAACTGCCGTCCCTCGAGCAGCGCCTCGGCGGCCCCGTCCAACCGGTTATCGACACGCTGGTTCTCGATAAAGCTCTTGATCGTTATCGCAAGGGGTCCCGCAAATTGGACGCCCTGGTCGCGCACTACCGGGTCCGCCTGGACGGGGCGCACGACGCCACCCTGGACGCGCTGGCCGCCGCCCGGGTCGCGTGGCGGATCGGGACGCTGGGGGTGATAGCCGCCGACGAGCAGGCCTGGGAGATGACCGGGCTGGACGAGAAGCTGCGGGAGGGCTACCGCCGCGTCGCCGCCATGAGCCTGCACGAGCTGCACCACACCCAGGTCGGCTGGGCGCTCGAGCAGGCCGAATCGTTCCGCGCCTATCGCAAACGGAAGGGCGAGCCGTACGAGGACATCACCGGCGAGTGGCCGCTACGTCCGGCCGCGTCCGATGCGGCGGTGGGGTCGTGACCGGCCGGATGGCCGGGCCTCGGGCCGGGGCCGCGCTGCAGCTGGTGGTGGCGGTGGCGACCGCGTTGGCCCCCATGCCGATCCCGGACGTAGAGGAGGAGGCGCGGCGCGCCCTGGTGGATGAGCTGCTGGCGGGCGCCGACCCGGGGCTGCTCGCCGACGGGATCCGCATGTGCGCCGGCATGTACCTGGCCGCGCTTGCCATGAACGCGCACGTGTGCGGCCGCGACCCGGCGCACGACCAGGTCGCGGTGCTGCGGGTGCTCGGGCATACCGCCGCGCAGCTGGCGGCCCGCACCGAGGGGGCCGCCCCGTGACCCGCAAAGACCACCCCGGGCCCGGTGCCGGACCGCCCGCGCCGCGCCGGCCCCGGGGTGACCCACCGGCCGCCTCTGCGCTGACCCGGCTGTTGTTCGCGTTCCTGGCCGGGGTGACCGTCGGCTCGCTCGCCGTCGGGCTGCTGCTGCTCCTCCCCGCCGGCTGCCCCTGAAAGGACAGACCTCCGCATGAATCCGTATCTCGCCTTCGCGTTCGGCGCGTTCACGCTGCTCATCACCTTGGCCGTGGCCACCGGCGTCGCCCTGGCCCGCGAGGAGATCAGCCGCCGCCGGGACAACGCCGCCGAGGAGGCGCTCACGAAGCATTTCCTGGCCGCGATGCGCCAAGCCAACCCCAGCAACGTCCGCGTCCTGCCGCAAGGCGGCGGCGATGACTGAGGGCGTGATCCGGCTCGCCGACCGGGACGCCGAGGCCGCGCTGCGCGAAGCCGAGGCGCTGCGCGAACAGCTGCACCGGCAGAAACCGGTGATCGACGCGCTGCTCGCCGCCGGTTGGGTGCCGCCGTGGGCGGCCGCGCAGATGCTGGCCCGGCAGGCGCACGCGCTGACCCAACGCGACGACGCCCGGGCGATCGCCGTGGCGCTGGAACAGTCCGCGGCCGAAGCGATCCGGCTGCTGGAAGACGACCGGCCCGACGCCGCGCTCGCCGTGCTGCGGGGACCGACCCCGTGAAGGCGTGGCTGCCGTACCAGGCGCCCTCGGTGGAACTGCTGCGGCTGCGCGCCCGCCTGGCCGCCGCCGAGGCCCAGCGGGACAGCTACCGGGACACCGCGGTGCGCGCCATCGCCGCCGCGAAGGCGCTGCACCGCCTGGCCATGGGAACCGACCGAACGACCGAGGCCAGCACGCCATGACCACCCCCATACTGCGCACAACGTCGCGGCCCACGCCCCCCCAGGCCGCGACCGCCGACCCGCCCCCGGGCGTCGCCAGCCCCCCCGGCGACGCTGGCCGCCAGCCCCCACTGGACGGCCACGGGGACGGGTCGGCCCTGACCATCACGGTGGACGGAATACCCGAGGCCGCCGAGACAGTCAGCGGAGATTGGCGGCCCGGTCGCCGAGACAAGGACTGGGCATTCGATCTCTACGCGGCATTCGCTCGCGCAGGCGACGATGAATATCTGGTTTACAGCGAGATCGAGGGCGACCCGTGGAGCAAATCCCGACCTCGGTTCACACGACGCGGCAGGCCATATCAGCCGCGCGATGACCGGCTTGCCGAGCAGGCTCTGCGCACACGACTCAGCCAGCGCGTGAGCGAATCATTTCCCGGCAATGTCATGCTCCTGTGCCGCTTCTATCGCGCCAACCTTCAACGAATCGACGCCGACAACCTGATCAAACATGTCTGCGACTCTGCGACCGGTGTCCTCTGGCATGACGACTCACAGGTCACCCTCGTCGTCGGCGAAGTTCTGTACGACCCGGAACGTCCTCGGACGATCATCCTCGTCGGTAATCACGACTCCAATCTGCTTCGCGGTGAAGACCGGAAGCGACCCTGCGTGCACTGCGGTGAACCGTTCCTGCCATCCGATGGCAAACGTATGCAGGAACAACGCTTCTGCTCAGCTAAATGCGCCTATGCCGCGCGGACCACCGTCCTGTCCGAGATCGCGTGCCAGCAATGTCACCAGCTGTTCAAACCCAAGACGAAAACGCAAATCATGTGCTCACGCGAATGTTCGGCGGAATGGAGACGCGGGCGTAAGAAGTCCACGGGCATTCCGCGGAGCTGCTGCGCCGACTGCGGCAAAGAGCTAGGGCACTGGCGCGGTGGGCGCTGCCGCGACTGCTGGCGACAGAACCCTCGCTTCTATGGCTCGGGCCAGCCGACTACACGGACGACTACTGCCCGGCAGATTCGCATGTGGGCAGCCGAGACCGGCATCGAATGTCCCCCGAGCGGTCGCGTCCCGAACCACGTCCGGGCTGCCTATCGCGCCGCCAATCCGCCGGAGAACACCACCCAAGGAACCGCGCCATGACCACGCCGGCCCGCACCCGCTGCCCGCCGGATTGGGCCGATGCGGCCTGCGTGCACAACCAGGCCTGGTCGAAAGCCGACGCCGCCGCCACCCGCGTCCTGTCCGGCAACGGCGGCGCCACCCCGGCCGCCATCCGCATCGAGCTCGCCCACGTCGCCGCCGCGGCCGCGCTCGCCGGCTGCGCCGGTTGCCCGCTGCTGGGCGCCTGCGGGTCCTGGGTGCGCTCCGAGCCGCTGTACGACGGGGTCGCCGCCGCCGCCCTGTACCGGCACGGCCACCCCATCGGCCGCCCCACCGGGGACGACCTGGACCGGGCCCTCGAGCACGCCGCCGCCGGGTGGCTCGCGGCCCGGCACCGCGCGTATGAGTCCGGGGATATCGCCCGGCTCACCATCCACGCGGAGCATGAGCATCGTCGCCGCCAAACCGACCAGCAGAAGGGAACGACCGCCGCATGACCGTGCTTAAGCTCGAAACGACCGCGCTGCCGAAGAAGGCCCTCGACCACGTCGCCACCCAGTTGTGGCACCAGCTCGGCTCGCATCACGTCGCCATCGTCGAGCTGCAAGTGATCGACCGCACCGAGGCCGCGGACGCCGACGATCATCCGCTGGCCCGGCTGCGGATCGTCGGCCTCGAACTCGCCGTCGACGACCGGGACGACGAGAACCTGCGCCAGGCCATGGCCCGGTTGCATGCCGCCCGCACCGCGACCGGCACCCTCGACGAGGCCCTGCCCGGCACCGACATCCCCGACGTGGAGCTGGTCGCCCGATGAGCGCCCCCATCTATGACGAGCTGGCCGCCGAACTCGGCGACGTCCTCGCCCAACCCGCCGACGAACGCGGCTACAACCAGCTGTACCGCGACATCCACGGCCGCGACCCGCAGCCCGCCGAGGAGGCGACCGAATGAGCACCGCCGAACCGCCGATCGAGACCGACATCCGGCCGGTGCGCCACGAGGGGGTGCGGATGGTGCCGCAGTCCTACGACCTGCCGGACCCGGACGTGCTCGTGGAGGTGCGGGTGGAGATCCGCGGCATCGTCCGGGAGGCCCGACTCGAGGTGCCCGCCGGGCAGGTGGCCGGCGAGGACCTGTTGATGGCCGGAGAGGACGCGATGGGCCGCGCCGCCGATGCGGTGCGGTCCATGCTGCAGGCCGGTGACCCGGCATGACGACCGAACCCACGCCGGTGCCCCCCGACCCGCCGAACATCCCGCCGCCCGGCTACCGCCCCGACGGCTGCCTGGCCGGCGGCTGCACCTGCCGAGGAACCCGGCCATGAGCCTGTACGAGTACCGGCAGAGCCGCACGGCGTCCGCCGAGTACAACTTCTACGCCCTACTCATGGCCGCCATGCGCAACGCCGACACCTACAACCTGGCCACCCTCAAGGCCGCGTTCCCCGCCGTCTGGACTGAGCTGCAAGAGCGCTACCACGCCCCCGGCGGGCTGCTCCCCAGCGAACAGGAGATGCCGACCGCATGACCTCCTTCGCCTGCCGACTCCTCGAACGCACCGGTCCGCACGTGCGCCTGCAGATCTTCGCCGGCCCCGATGAGCAGCATCGCGCTCTGGTCGGCGTGCTGACCATGACGCCAGAAGAGGCCGGGGACTTCGCGCTGTGCTACCCGATGGCGGAGGCGCGGCCATGACAGTGTGCCGGTCCTGCGGCGCCGAGGTGATCTGGGCCGAGACCGCCACCGGGAAACGCATCCCCATGGACCCCGGCCCGGTCCCGCTCGAGCAGCGCGGCGCCCTGGTCCTCGTCGAGGCCGGCGCCCGGAACTACGTCTACGGCCTGGCCGATCTCACCCAAACGCTCGCGTTCGCGGAAGGCGTCTCCGAAACCCGCGCCCGCGAACTCATCGACGAACGCTACGAGGCCCTCGTGTCGCACTTCAGCTCCTGCCCCGAGGCCGACCAGCACCGCAGGAGCAGGCCGTGAGGATGCAACAAAGCCAGAAAGCAACTGACCCGGCGCCGCTCGACCTGGCCGCGATCCGTGCCCGCTGCGACGCCGCCACACCGGGGCCGTGGCACATCTGGCGCGATCTTGACTACCGGGGTTACTACACAGTCGGGGACGCGGCTGGAGTCCTCACACCTGAGCGCCCCGAGACAGATGAGTGCAACCCGACTGCACATGTCTACATCGAGCCGGACGCCGAGTTCATCGCCCGCGCCCGTGAGGACATCCCCGCCCTGCTCGCCGCCCTGGACGCCGCCCAGGCCCAACTCGACCTGCTGGGCAAGTCCTACGAGCAGGTAGCGGACGAGCGGGTGGAGTATGCGGCCCGCCTCGACGCCGTGAGGACTGTTCTGGACCGTCTATCTGGCCGCTACACGGTCGGACCCTCCAACTATCTGCGGGTGCTCTCGCTGTATGAGCAGGACATCCGCCGCGCCCTGAACGGAGATACCGATGCCTGACCCGCTGCGTCTTGTGCCCGTGTCCTTCGATGACGCCTGCCGGTTCATCGCCATGTGGCATCGACACCACGCCCCGCCCCGTGGGCACAAGTTCAGCATTGGCGTCGCCCACGACGGAGCGCTCTGCGGGGTCGCCATGATCGGTAGGCCCGTGGCCCGCTCCCACGACGACGGACTCACCCTCGAAGTCAACCGGTCAGCGACGGACGGCACGCCGAACGCCAATTCCATGCTCTACGCAGCTGCGTGGCGAGCAGCGAAGGCTATGGGATTTCAGCGCCTCATCACTCTCGCCGCACTGCCCCACATCGAGGCCGCCGTGCTCCGTGCTGCCGCCGAACGCCTCGCCCGCGGTCCTGACATTCCGCTCCCGCCGGGTGTCTACATCGCGCTCCTCAACGAATACGCAGACGAGGCGGCCGCGCGCGTCGCACAGGAAGGGGCAGCGGTATGACCGACCGCAACGAACTGCGGGCCGCCATCGACTCACTCCTTGATGGCTGGTTCCCGATGACTTCGGCCGCACTGAGAGCGGGTTGCTCCGAACGCTTGATGGCAGCGGTGGCCCCGGTCCTCGACAAGCAGCAGGCAGAGATCGACCGGCTGCACTCCTGGGACGGACTCATGGAACTGCTCGATGAGCACTGGCCCGCTGACATTTTCACGGGTGAGTCCGGCGACCCGGGACCGCGCATCGTCGCACTGATCCGGATGGTGGACCAGGCCCGCGCTGCCGCCGCGACCAGCAGTGGGGACGAGCGATGAGCGATCTCAACAGTCGGCGCGCTTGGTTCATCTACGAAGGTGCTCGCCTAGCCGCCTACGCGGCGAAAGCTCCGATCATCCCCGAGCCGTACGAGCTTCGCGACCGAGCGTTCCGCGACCAATTCTCCGACGTCGTCGCCATGATGTGTGGCCCTGGTCGCAAGTCCTCGCCGGAGGAGCTGCACGACGACTGGGTGAAGGCGTACGAGGCGATGGGGTGGAGTTACGGGCCGGAGCGTGACCCGGAGGCCAAGACGCACCCCGACATGGTCGGCTACTGGGAGCTCGGTCAGCTTGAGCGAGACAAGGACGCCGTGTTCGTCGCGCTCTGTGAGATCGCCCGACGGTGGATCTACAAATTGAACGACCATGCCCCGGCCAGCGCACCGGACGGGACGGAGGAGTCGTGATGGCTGAGGCGCGAACCGCTGTCGTTTGCCCCGAGTGCAGCGCAGAGATCGAAATACCGATCACCGTCCGCATCGAAGGCGACGCATTCGCTGGCGAGCAGTGGATGGTCTGCGACCCCGACCTGTCTGACGTGTGGGCGCATGCATGGACCCACGAGCCCGCTGCGGGTGACACAGAGGAGGGCGAGCGGTGAGCGACGACCCGCCGGTCTGCGCGTACCGCGGCTGCGATAACCCGGCCAGCACCGTCTACGCCGGCACCACGCCCGGCGGGCACCGCATCGGCGTCCGCGTCTGCGAGCAGCACCGGCTGCCCTCCGACCGCTCCCCACCCGAACAGCAGGACGCGACACAAGAAGAACAGCCCGCCACCCTCTTCTAACCCAGACCAGCGACGGAGCGTCAGATGACTATTTACGCCATCCCGCTCACGTATCACGGCGCCACTTTCCGCTCTCACCTGGAGGCTGACTGGGCCGCCACGTTTGACGCGCTCGGCTGGACCTGGAGCTACGAACCGGAGCCCTACACCGGCGATGGGGTGCGTTACCTGCCCGATTTCTGGCTACCCGCGCAGCGGATCTGGATCGAGATCAAGGGCCCACACGACGAGCGGATCAGCAAGACCTGGTGGTTCGCAGCCAGCCAAGACCACGACCCCTATGACATCAACACCAAGGCCGTCGCTGTCCTCCGCGCCGCCGGGCCGGGCCGTGCGGCCCGATGGGAACGCGCTGCGGGACGCCATGCCATAGATCTCGCGGACTGTCTCCGCTGCAAATACATGACCCTCTTCCACCCCAACGCAGCCAACCAATGCCGTATCTGCGGTCACCACCCACCCGGCCCAGCCACCGACATGCTCATCCTCGCCCGCGCACCCCGGTTCCGTGATGCCGAGAAGGGAGGAACCCTGCTGTGACGGGACTCCTGCAGGCCGCTCTCGCGTTCCACGACGGCGGCTACTGCGTCGTGCCCGCCCGCGCCGACGGGACCAAAGCACCCGCACTCAAGACCTGGCGCCAGTTCCAGAGCCAACGCCCCACCCGCGACCAGGTCGGCAAATGGCTATCCAACGGCGCCTACGACGGGTTCGGCGTCATCTGCGGCGCGGTCTCCGGGCAGCTGGAGATGCTTGAACTCGAAGGCCGCGCCGTCGCCGACGGCATGCTGGAGCAGGTCACCGAGCTCGCCGACAACTCCGGCCTCGGCCCGCTGTGGGCACGCGTCACCGCCGGCTATCTCGAGCAGACCCCCTCCGGCGGGATCCACATCCTGTACCGCGTCACCGGTGACGCGAAGCCGAACACCAAGCTCGCCCGCAACGCCGACGGCCTGGTGCTGGCCGAGACCCGCGGCGAAGGCGGATTCGTCGTCGTCGCACCCTCCGCCGGCCGCACCCACCCCGAGGGCAAGCCATGGGTCATCCAACACGGCGGACCGGGCACCGTCGCCACCGTCACCGAAGACGAACGCGACGCCCTCCACATCCTCGTCTCCGCGCTCGACCGCAGCCCCGAACCCGAGCCCCAGCCAGAACGCCCCATCCCGCCAACCCGGCGGCCGGCGGACAGCCAAGACGTCAGCCCCGCCGACGACTACAACCAGCGCGCCACCTGGGACGAGATCCTCATCCCCCTCGGCTGGACGAAAGTTCACCAACACGGCCGCACCGTCCACTGGCGGCGCCCCGATAAGCGCATCGGCGTGTCCGCCACCGCCGGCCGCAACGACGGCGACAACCTGTACGTCTTCTCCACCAGCACCGGATTCGACGCCGAGAAGCCCTACAGCAAGTTCGGTGCGTACGCGCTGCTGGAGTACGCAGGTGACTTCTCCGCAGCCGCCAAGGCCCTCCGCGCCGCCGGCTACGGCAGCCCCCACCCTCTCGCACTCGTTGCGCAGAACGAGGCACCACCGCCGACCGAGCCTCCCGACGACGACCCGGATGAACAGCCGCCGCGCGCCTACACACCCACCGACGACGGCAACGCCCTGCGCCTCGTCGACGCCCACCACGGCACAATCCGGTACTGCCCCCAGCGCGAACAGTGGCTCCGCTGGACCGGTCACCGCTGGACCTGGGACACCGCCGAAAACATCCGCGAACTCGCCCGGGCCATCGCCCGCAGCCTCCCGATGCCGACCAAAACCTGGGAGACGCACAAAAAACGCAGCCTCAACCACACCGGCATCCACGGCATGGCCGCCCTCGCCCGCACCGATCCCCGCATCGTCGTCCACCTCGGTGATCTCGACGCACAGCCCTACCTGCTCAACACCCCCGCCGGCGTCGTCGATCTGCGCACCGGTCAGCTCCAGACGCCAGACCCCGCGCTGCTGCAGGTCCGCTCCACCAACGTTGCACCCGACTTCGACCAGCCACCCACCCGCTGGCTCGATTTCCTCGCCGACACCTTCGCCGGCGACCCTGACATCACCACCTACATGCAGCGGCTGCTCGGCGTCACCATCATCGGGAAGGTCCTCGAGCAACTCCTCGCCTTCTGCCACGGCGACGGCGCTAACGGCAAGACCACCCTCCTCGGCGCCATACAGCGCGTCCTCGGCACCGGAGAGACTGGCTACGCCACCATCGCCAGCGCCGACATGCTGCTGCAGACCAGTAGCCCGCGCCACCGCACCGAAATCGCGCGCCTATCCGGCGCCCGCCTGGTGGTCACCAGCGAGCTCGAGGACGGGCAGCGGTTCGCCGAAGCGAAGATCAAGGAACTCACCGGGCGCGACCAGTTGTCGGCGAATTTCATGCGCCAGGACATCTTCGACTTCATCCCCACCCATACCCTCTGGCTGCTCGCCAATCATCAGCCCGCCGTCCGCGCCGGCGGCCACGCCTTCTGGCGACGGGTACGCCTCATCCCGTTCGCCCACACCGTGCCGCCCGAACAACGCAACCCGCACCTCGAAGATGAGCTCGTCGAGGCCGAAGGTCCCGCGATTCTGGCCTGGATGCTTCGCGGCGCCGTCGACTACCTGCACGACGGCCTCGCCGAACCGGAAGGCGTCAGGGCCGCCACCGCCGAATACGAAAGAGATCAGGACACCGTCGCCCGCTTCGTCGAAGAGATGTGCGTCCTCGGCGACCCAGCAGGGCCGCACATGCTGATTCGTGTTGCCGAGCTGCGCGCCGAATACGAGAAATGGTGCGCCGCCGAAGGGGAGACCCCGGTCGGCCCGAAGATCCTCACCCAGACCCTCGCCTCTCGCCTCGACGTTCGCTCCCAGCGCACCCGCGACGCCCGCTACTACGCCGGCATCCGGATGTCTCGCCCCGACGAAAACCCCGACGACCAACCCACCCAAGGCCGCTTCTTCAGCGACCCCGAAGACCGCTGGGAACTGTCATCCGAGCCCACCAACGAACTGTCACAGGAAGAGGAGCCATGGTGGCAAAAATGACCGGGCACTGGACAATTTGGCCAGTACGTGTCGGCGGCGTGACAGGTGAAGGTAAAAACGTGACAGGTGGTGACACTTCAAAATGCCCAACTGTCACGCCCCCGAGAAGCCCCAATGTGACGCGTTGCATCGGAAAAACCGCAGGTGTGACACGTGTGACACGTCCCCAGGTCATCAACACCCGACCCCGCCGTGACAGTGTGACACTTCTTTCTCCACAACCACCTCCTACGCGCGCGCATATAGAGGTTCATACGGGGAGCCCGTCACACCTGTCACGACCTGTCACGCCGGCCAGGCCATGACGAGGGATCCGAACGGTGATGGCCATGACCGGTGCGGCGCCGACGGCAGGACCAGGCCCTGCCTGCTGCCCGCCGGCTGGGGCACCGATCACGTCGGCGTCGGCCGGTGCAAGCTGCACGGCGGGAGCACCCCGACCCACGTCCGGGCGGCGCAGCGGGCCCAGGCGGAGGTGGCCGTGGTGACCTACGGGCTGCCCCGCAACGTGGAACCGGCGATCGCGCTGATCGAGGAGGTGCACCGCACCGCCGGGCACGTGGCCTGGCTGGGCGCGCTGATCGCCACCCTGAACCATGACGGCGACGGATACGACCAGATCGACGGGGAAGACGGCCGGTCCATCTATCGGCCTCGTTCGGGACTTAAACAGGTGGACATGACGGGGCGGTTCGAGAAGCCCAGCGTGTGGGTCGAGCTCTACCAGGTTGAGCGGAAGCACCTGGCGGCGGTGGCGAAGGCCGCGCTGGACGCGGACACCGCCGCCCGGATCGTGAAACTGGAGGAGGACCGCGCCGAGCTGATCGCCGGCGGGCTGCGTTGGCTGCTGGCCGCCCTCGGCACCGAACTGGCGGCCCGGCTGCAGCTGCCCGACGTCGACGCGGTGCGGACCGTCGTGCTCGACGCCGGCGCGGAACTGGCGCCGGTGATGCTGCGCGGCCTGGCCGCCGGCGAGCTGCCCGCGGCGGCGGGAAGCGCGCCGTGATGTGTGCTGGTCCCGGCCAGTCCTCCCGTCGGGGGACGGTCGGGCCGGAAACGGCGCTGGAACGGTCGAGGGGCGGCCGTACAGCGGCCCGCATGACGCGCGCGTCGGTGGCGACCACCGGGCGCGTCGCCGCGCTCAGAATTGCGTACAGGCCCTCGCGCGGGTGCGGGGCCTGCGTGCATGCCTGATGGGAGCGGCGCATGCTGGTCCGGTGGCCACCAAGGCGCCGCTGCCGCGGGTCACCCTGCAGGCCCGGCTGGCCGCGGCGGAGGCCGACCGAGACGACTGGCGCGAGGTCGCGCTGGCGGCCGGCCGGCGGCTGGGGTTCGAGCGGGACCGGGCGGACGCGCTGGCCGCGCGGTTGGCGGCCGCGCTGGCCGCGCTGGCGGCGCTGCGGGACCGGGCGCCGGCGCGGATGCCCTGAAATTCCCATTCCACTGCACGCGTGCAACCATGGGCGGGCGGGCACGGCCTCAATCCCCGGGAGGACCCCATGACCCGACCATCCCCGGCGCGCCCGGTTGCGGCCGCGCTGCTCACCCTGACCGCGCTGGCCGGCTGCGGCGGCGGCACGTCCGGCGGCGTGGACTGGGCGAACTACGACCAGTCCGTGCGGCCTCGCATCGACGCGCTGGCCGCGGCCAAAGACTGCGCCGGGCTGCAGAACGAGTTCGACACCGCCGACGCCAACGACGCGGCGCAGCGCAGCCGCACCGGGGACGGCAACGCCGACCTGCTGGACTACATCGATCAGCAGCTGCGCGACGCCGGCTGCTACGAATGAGCGACCTGGCCGACTTCCTGCTGGCCCGCTGCTCGGCAGCCGATTGTGACCGCGTAGAGGAATGGCGGCCGTGACCGGCCAAGCGGCGGCTCGTTTCTCCCGGTCGGGGCGTGTCCGGCCGGCGGGAGGCGGGCTCAAGCCGGCCGGACTCAGGCCCCGCGCCGCAGGTTCACCGACGCTTGACCAGTCGCCGGTAGTCCGCGGCGATCCGGGCCAGCTCCTCCCGCGCCGCGTCCCCGAACACCGCCAGCGCCTCACGGCACCGGATAGTGAGCGCGGATGCGCGCCGCCCCGGGGTACCGGTATTTGAACCGATCCCACTCACGACGTAAGCGGTCATCTTCGTCGCGGGGTGCCCGGTAATAGCCGCCCAACTGGTTCAGGAGATCGGCGCCGGCCGCGCGGGCCTCATCCATCGCGGCCGTCTCCCGCGGCCCGAGCTGCTCCCACGGCACATCGGTCTCGAGAACACGCAGCGCCGGTCGCAGCCCGTGACCACGTAGCTCCTCCACCCAGGGCCTAAGCCGGTCGTGCGGCTGCCTACAGCTCGCGCTCCATCGCCGATTCACCGGCTGAATAGTCGACCCGATGTACCGCACGGCACCGTCACGGGGATCGACCAGCGCATACACCGTGCCCGGCCCCTCCCGCCGCGGCTTCGTGTGCCTCACGAAAGGTCCTCTAGAACGCGGCGGATCAACGCGACCGCCTCATCCCCGGTCACCGCGACCTCGAGCAGCGCCTCCAGCCAGCCCCGGTACCGCGCGACCTGATCGGGGTCGGCGATCTGCAGGTCCCCGCCGGCGTGGTCGATGCCGACCAGATCCTCGTCGTAGACGACGAACCCAGACGCCGGCTCGATCGGCACCGCCGCGGCGAACGGGATGACGCCCAGCTCGTGACCGGGCAGGCCGGCGACCTCGATCAAATGCTCCAGCTGGCCGCGCAGCGTCTCGGCGGTCTGCTGCCCGATCCGGGTGCGCAGCGCGGCCTCCCCGAGCACGTGCACGATCCGGCGGCTGCCTTCGTGCAGGATGCTGCCGCGGCGCACCTTCGCCGCGACCAGCCGACCGATCTCCTCGCCGGACAGATCGATGTCCCCGGCCGGGCCGAACATCTGCCGCGCGTATGCCGGGGTCTGCAGCAGCCCCGGGATCATCGCCGGCTGGTACTCGCCGAGGAACGCGCACGACGCCTCAAGGGCGGCGAGCTGGTCCTGGAACGCGGCGCCGCCGCCGGCCTGCTCGAGCCGCTCCCGCCAGGCCGCATACGCCGCGGACGCCTTGCCGCGCAGCGCCAGCAGCGGGCCCGGGTCAGCGCCGACCGCGGCCGCGATCGCGGTCACCTCCTCGGCGGTGGGGACCCGCGCCCCGGTCTCGATCTTGGCGATCTTCGACTGCCGCCAGCCCGGGCCGAGCTTCTCGGCCAGCTTCTCGGCGGAGATCCCGGCCTCTCTGCGCAGCGCACGCAACCGGGCGCCGAGTGCTTCGGCGCGAGGGGTCTTCGCCAAGACCGGTCTCCGATCGGGTCAGGACGCCCGGCGGGCGTCACGGGTGCGCAGGTATTTCCCCAACGGCACCGCCGCCTCGAGGGCCAGATCGCGCCAATGGCGGTGGGCGTGGATCAGCCCGTCCGGGGGTCGTTCGGCCTCGATGAAGGCGCCGGCGTCGGTGTAGTGCAGGATCCACACGTCGACGTCATCGAAGAGCCAGAAGTCGTGCCGCGGCAGCCCGGCGGGCCAGCTGTCGACCGTGGTGGGGATGATCCGGATGTCTTCTCCGGCGGCGGCGAACCGGCGCAGGTAGGGCAGCTGGAAGCGGGCGTATTCGGACAGCGGCTCGACCAGGACCCGGACCCGGGTCATGGTGTGCCCGCCCTCGGTGTGCCGGGTGACCAGGTCCTCCCACCAGCTGGTGTCCAGGCCGGGATCCTCCCCGGCGCGGAACCGGTCAAGCGCGTCGGCCTCGTCCGGCTCGGCGTAGGTCTGCAGCGTCTCCAGCCGGAACGCCGAGGCGCCGAGGTCGAACAGGGCGCGCCAGGCGTCCCAGTCGTCGGCGGTGATGATCCGGCCCATCACATACCCCGGGCGTCCAGGAATGCCTCGAGTCCGGCCGCGAGGGCGTCGTCGCCGTGCTCGGTGGCGAACTTGGCGACCGCGCGGAGCACGGTCTCGGTGGGGATGGAGCCGTACGTCTCGTCGTCGGCGAGCTCGAGGATCTGGTCCCGCTCCATGTTGGTGAGGTCCTGCCGGACCTGGGCGATCATGCGGGCGGGGTCGTCGGTGGCATAGAGGGCGGGGCAGCGGCCGCTGCTGGTGCTGGCGGTGTCCTTGGCGAGCCGGGTGAGCATGGTGGTCTCCTGCGGATCCGGGGAACTGGCCGCTCCCATCATGCTCCGATCCGGGTTAGTCCGGGGATACCGCACGCCCAAGTGGGTGCTTGTCGTAAGGGTAGCGAGGATTTATCCTCACGCAATGGGAACTGATCCTCACCGTCCGGAGGGAGGACCCATGGCGCGACCCGGGTCAGGTACGGCTCCGACCACCCGGCCCGGGTCGCCCGACCGGAGTACCGCGCCTCCGATGAGGACTCCTCCAAGAATGCGATGGGCGGCACGGCTCAGCTGTCAGTGCATCGTCTTCTTCCCTGAGACCCCTCCCCGCGAGGGCGACGCCGTGTCCTGCACCCGGCATACGGTGCGGGTGGTGGAGATCCGCCGGGTCGTGGTCGACCCCCGCGCCGAGGTGGTGGCGTCGTGACCTCGCCGGTGCGGATCGTCAAGCCGTGGACCGTCGGCGGCGGCGGGCGGCTGCGGGAGCTGTGGGAACCCGGCCCCGTCTGGATCATCGCCGGGCGGTTCACCGGCTGGTGGCTGCGGCATCCCCCGCACACGGCGGTGCTCGCGGCCGGGGTCGCCGGCGCGGCGCACTGGCGGTCGTGGCTGGCGGGGGTGCTGTCGGCGGTCGGCGTCGCGGTCCTGATCGTCGCCGCCTCGATCGCGTGGGCCTGCAAGCGGGGCTCCGCGCGCGGCATCCACGCGATCGTAACCGGCATGATCAGGTCGCGGAAGGTGCGCCGCCGCTGGCCCTACGCCGCGTACGCCGCCGGGGTGACCGCGAAGGGCGAGGCGGGCGCGGCACCGCCGCTGCGGGATCTGCGCATCACCCAGACCGGGCTGACCGCGATCGCGATGACCGGGGCGGTGGGCCGGCATTCCCTCGAGGTGGCGAAGGCCGCCGATTCGCTGGCCGCGTCGATGTTCTGCTCCCGTGTCATCGTTCGCGCCGTCGAGCCGGCGGTGGCGGTGTTGCGGTTCGACTGGGGCGCGCACCTGGCGGCGACCTACCGGCTGGCGGATCTGCCGGTGGCGTCGGCGGCCAACCGGATCGTGTACGGGGTGCGGCACAACGGCGCGCCGGCGGAGCTGGTGTTCAACCTGTCCACGCTGGTCGTCGGGGTGTCCGGATCCGGGAAGAGCTCCACCGCCTGGTCGATCATCGCCGGGTACATCAAGGCCGGGATCCCGCTGCGGGTCCGGGTGCTGGATCCCGGGCAGGTCGAGTTCGACGCGCTGCGCCGCGCCCTCGAGTCGGGCAGCTCCCCGATCGCGCATGAGTATGTGCAGGACTTCGATCAGCTGCCCGAGCTGTGGCGGCATGTCGATCGCGCGTTGGACGCGCGGCTGGCGGCGGTGCGTGACTCCGGCCGCCGGGAGCACGTGCCGACCCCGGATCAGCCGCTGGATCTGCTGATCATCGACGAGTTGCTGCCGATCGCCGGGGAGTTGCGCCGCCTGGGGGTGCAGCACACGGTGGGGCGGATCGCCTACCTGGGGCGCAAGGCCGGGTTCGTGGTGGTCGCGCTCTCGCAGGCGTCGAAGGTGTCGGCGATCGGGGACGTGCGGGACCTGTTCCCGCAGCGGCTGTGTCTGCGGACCGGGAACCGGCACATGACCGATGCGGCGCTCGGGGACGGGGCGCACGATCAGGCCCGCTGCCAGGACCTGGACGTGGACCACGATCGCGGGGTGGGGTATTCGGCGGCGGACGGCATGCCGGGGTTCGACGCGTTCCGGGCGGCGTGGGTGCCGGACTCGGAGACCGCGGCGCTGGCGATGGGCCGCCTCCCCGCGGCACCGACCGTCCGCGGCGAGCTGGAGGCGGCGGTGACCTCGCTGTACCGGCTGTACGGGGACTTCCGCCCGGCCGCCGGCACGATGGTCACCGAGACCGACGCGCTGCTGTACGTGGGCATCTCCGACGACGTGGACCGCCGGTTCTCCCAGCACGCCAAGGGCAAGTGGTGGTGGCCGGATGTGCGCCGGCATGTGGTGGAGACCTACCCGGATCGGGAGCTGGCCGAGACCGCGGAGGCGTTGGCGATCCGCCGGGACCGGCCCCGGCACAACGACCTGTTCAACCGCTCGAACCCGGACCGGGTGCGGGGTCGGCGTTGGCTGCGCCGGCCGGACGGGGCGGTGCAGCACCTCGAGCTCGAGGTGCCTGAGGATGAGGCGGCGTCGTGACGCAGACCACGAACGTCCGTTCGCACAGTCGCCGCACCCCGCGCGGGTCGACGACGGTGCGCCGGCACGCCCGCCGGCTGCCGTTCGGCGACGGTTCGGGGGACGGCTGGCCGACCGCGCTGGGCGCGCTGGTGACCTCCGCGTTCGCGCTGTGCGTGTGGGGGCTGTCGGCGGTGATGTCGGTGACGGCGGCGATCCTCGCCGCGGTGACCGTGGCCGCGTTGGGATTCCTCGGGTTCACCGTCGGCGGGAGCGCGGCGCGGGATCGGCGGCGGCGGCAGGGGCCGAAGCGGGCCTCTTCCCGGCGGCCGCGGACGTTGTCCCGGCGGCGGCGGTGGCGGCTGCGCTGGTGGCGGGCCCGCCGCTGGGCCCGGGCGCGGCTGCGCCGCGCATATGAGGCGGAACCGAAAGGGAGGGCGACATGATCGTGATCGAGGAACCGGCCGGGGCGCTGGTCGACACCCTCGCGGGGCTCGGCTACCGGCTCGCGTTGATTGTGCAGACCGGCGGCCTGGACGACGGGGAGATGGACAAGCTGGAGCGGGTATTGGCCGACGGCTAACCGCTCTGGACTACGCGGGATGCATGCTTGCGTGGCCCTGCGGACTCGCGTAGCGTAGGGCTTGACGCGACAATGCGCCTAGTCCTATACGCCCGATCCCAAGGAGACGACCCGTGACCGTCACCATGCCAGTGGAGAAATTGCTCTACGGCTACATCCCGCATCCCGCCATCGCGTATCGCATCGGCGGCCGCACCTTCGTCATCACCGTGATGAGCCCCGTCACCTATCTGCAGGCCGTCGGGCCGCGCGAGGTGTGGAACCCGCTGTCCGGTAAAGGCACCAACCGGAAAGAGGACGTGCAGCATCGCAAGGACATCGCCCGCTACGTCGAGAACACCGTCGACTACGTGCTGAACGCGGTGCTGGTCTACGCGTCCGAGGAAGACGCCGTGTTCATCCGCGCCGAGCACGTGCCCGACGGCGCCCCGATCCAGCTCGGCACCCTGTACCGCAAGCCGACTGCCAAGTTCACCGTCGGCGACGGCGGCCACCGCACCGACGGCATCGGGGACACCGCCCAGGCTCACGAACCGCTCAACGATGAGGTCTACCGCCGGCTGTGCGAGAACGGCCAGCCGGTCATCGTCTGCCTTGATGACGACCGGGACCGCCGCGCCACCGACTTCGTCGACTTGCAGAAGAACGCCAAGCCGCTGAACGCGTCCATGGCGACCTCGATGAATGCCCGCGAGACGCTGCGGCACGTCCTGATCGAACAGGTGATCCGCGATAGTGCCGCCATTCCGCTGTTCGGCGGCGGTGACCGGGTGGACTTCCAGTCCGACAGTCCCGGCCGGCTGTCCGCGAAGGTGGCCGGCTATAAGACCGTCCGATATGCCTCCGGTACCCTGCTGATCGGCACCGATGAGCGGACCACCAAGGGATGGGACGAGGCGGTAGAGCTGGAGCTGAAAAAGGACGAAGCCGGCGGTGCTGAACGGCTGCGGCAGTTCTGGATCGGGTTCGGGACGCTGATCGACAACCAGATGATCGGCACGCCGCCGACGCCGGGCGTGCTGGCCCGCGACGGTGGCATGGCATTGCTGCGGGACCAGTCCTGGCTGCTGGCCAGCACGGTGATCTATGCGATTGCCGAGGCGGTGCGGCAGGTGACCACCGTCGACGCGCAGATCACCGTCGCCGAGGCGGTGGGGGCGTTCACCGCGGTCGACTTCGACCGGTCGCTGGGCACCGGGTCGCCGCTGAACGGCACGCTGGTGGCCTGGGATGACAAATCGCAGAAGGTGAAACTGGCGGCCGGTCGACCGGCGTGGGAGGGCGGCGCCGGCGTGTTGGCGGCGCACATCTACAAGCAGCTGGGCCACCCCGCGGCCTGAGTCCTGCTCGCCGACGCCCCGCTACCGCCGATGCGCGGAACGGGGCGTCGGCGCGCCATCCTGAGGCCGTGACCGGCGATCTGGTGTTCGAGCGGGCCGCCGCCCTGTTCGAGGGCGGCCCCGGCGCCGATTGGCACAACAGCCCCGGCGCGATGGCCTGCACGCTGGACCGTCGCACCGTGCAACGCGCCCATCTCGCCCTCATGGATCAGGCGTTCCTCGACGTCGCCGCCGGGCGCATCGACCGGATCCTCATCACCACCCCGCCGCAGGTCGGCAAGAGCAGCCGGGTGGTGTGGGCGGCGTTCTGGTGGCTGACCCGCCGCCCCGACGACAAGCTGATCGTCGCCTCGTACGGTGCCGAGCTGGCGGCGAAACGCGGCCGGGCGGTCCGCAACCTGATCCGCGACCACGGTCACCGGGTCGGGCTGTCGCTGGCCTCGGATAAGACCGCCGCCAACGACTGGGCGCTGACCGGTGGCGGCGGCATGCGCACCGGCGGCATCGATTCCGGGCTGACCGGCGAGCCCGCCGACCTAGCCGTCATCGACGACCCGGTGAAGAACCGGGTCGAGGCGGATTCCCCGACGGTGCGGAACGCCACCTGGGACTGGTATTCCTCGACGCTGCTGTCCCGGCTGTCACCGAGCGCGCCGCTGGCGCTGATCCAGACCCGCTGGCATGAAGATGATCTAGCCGGCCGGGTGCTGGCCGAGGAGGGAGACGTGGCCGACGGCGGCCGGTGGCACGTGCTGCACGTGCCGGCGCTGGCCGACTGGCGGTTCGGGCCGGATCCGCTGGGCCGTGGCGACGGCGCGCCGCTGCCGCACCCGAAGATCCCCGAGGAGGATGTGGCTGCGGCGGCGGCGCATTGGGCGGAGAAGCGGCGCACCGCCACGGTGCGGGACTGGGCGGCGCTGTATCAGGGCGACCCGGTGCCGCTGGAGGGCGCGTTGCTGTCTCCGGAGATGCTGGCGGCGCGGCGGCATTACGGCGCGGCGGCGGCGACCCGGTTCGCTGCGGTGGCGGTGGACCCGTCCGGCGGCGGCCGGGACGAGGCCGGGATCGTGGGCGGGTTCCTCGGCACCGATGGGCGGCTGTACTGGACGCAGGACCGGTCCGGTCGGATGCCGTCGGAGGCGTGGGGGCGGGCCGCCTGCCAGTTGGCTCGGGAGATCGGCGCGGACCGGATCGTCGCGGAGCAGACCTATGGCGGGGACATGGTGCGGCTGGTGATTCGCACCGCGTGGGACGCCCTGTCCCGGGAGGCGGTGAGGCGGGGCGAATCGGCGTGGGGATTCGCGCCGCGTGTGCAGCTGGTGCATTCGAAGCGGGGGAAGCTGCTGCGGGCGGAGCCGATCGCGCAGCAGCTGGTGGAGGACCGGATCCGGTTGGCGGCGCCGCTGCTGGAGTTGGAGCGGGAATGGTTGACGTGGCGACCGGATTCGCCGTGGTCACCGGGCCGGATCGACGCGTCGGTGCACCTGGCGTACGCGTTGTTGCCGGTGCCGGGGGCGGAGTCGGTGGTGGCGTTCCCGGGGCAGGCGATGGCGGCGTCCCGGATCGGCTGACCGCACCGCGACGCGCCCGCCTGCAACGGTGATTCGGACGGACCTGCATACAGCCCCTACCCTCCTCATCAGCGGTCCGGGCGCCGCGGATGCGGGCCAGTCGGCGCCCGGGCCGATCCACGTGTGAGGGAGATGCTGCGGGTCGCGGCGTCCGGGTCAACCCCGCCCGCCCGTCCCGACCCTCCGGCGAGGAGGCGATGTACGTTCGCGCGGTGGTTGACCGAGGTGACCATGAGCGATCGGCTGCGGGCCTCACTCATCGTGGTCATCACCCTGGTGTGGGCGGTGAACCTGACCGCGCCGGTGCTGATCCGGGACTACGACCCGCCGGAGTCGATCCATGTGGTGTTCATGGCCATCGTCGGGGTGCTGACCGCCGCGCCGCGCCGCAACGGCAACGGCGGTGACCGCCGGTGAGCCGGCACGGCCAGGCCGCCGAGTGGTCCCGCCGGGTGCTCGGCGCGGTGATCTTGGCGTTGGCGTTGGTCAGTTTCGTGCTGGTGCTGAACCGGCCCACCGACGAGCAGGTGAACACCCGGTTGCGGTCGGAGCGGGACCGCACCGACGCGTTGTACACCGCGTTGAAGCGGGAGCAGGACGCGCAACGACGGCAGGGCGATACCCCGGTGGCGCCGCCGGCGGAAGACATCGCGGTCGACCCGGGGCTGATCGGCGACGCGGAAGGACCGCCAGGTCTGCCCGGGGTGCCCGGCCCCGCCGGGGTTCCCGGACCGCCGGGCCCGATGGGCGCCCCCGGCCTGCCCGGGCTGCCCGGTATCCAGGGTGAGCAGGGCGTCAGCGGTGAATCCGGCCCGGCTGGGGCGCAAGGTGAACCCGGCACGTCCGGTCCCCAGGGCGAACCCGGCCCCGCCGGCGCAGCGGGCGAACCGGGACCGCAAGGCGAACCGGGGCCCCAGGGCGAGCCGGGGCCTGCGGTGGGTTCGTTCACCTTCACCTTCCTCGGCACCACCTGGACCTGCACCGACCCGGACGGCGACGGGGCATACGACTGCGCCCCCAGCTGAATCCTGCGGACGCCGCACCACCGGATGAGAGGAGCCCGACATGACCGAACATCAGCCCGACGATGTGGTCGCCGAGCCGGAGGACCGGCCGGACCCGGACCTGCTGGCCGGCGAAGAGCTGGACGTGGATCCGTGGGCGATCGAAGAGGAGGAAGACTTCGACGCCGACCCGGACGGCGCCGACGCCCCGTCCGCGGCTGGTGACGGTGGGGAGGAGTGATGGCCGCCCCGTATCTGGCGCCGTCGCTGCTGCGGCTCCGCGACGAGATCAACCAGCGCTGGCCGCGGCGGGATAAGCGCTCCGACGGCTGGATCGGCGACGCCGCGCACCGGGCCCGCCGGTCTGAGCACAACCCGGACGGCAAGGGCTGCGTGCACGCCATCGACGTCGACAAGGACGGCATCGACGTGAAGGCGCTGCTGCGCGAGACCATCGGCGACCCGCGGGTCTGGTACGTGATCTACAACCGGGTGATCTACTCCCGCACCCACGGGTGGCGGGCCCGCCGCTACACCGGAGCGAACTCGCACGACAAGCACGTGCACGTCTCGATCATGCTGTCCGACCAGGCGGAGCGGGACGTCGCGTCGTGGTTCGCCCCGCCGCCGGCGACCCGGGCATCGAGGTCCGCAGGCCGGGCGTCGCTGCCGGCCCCGCGGACGCTGCGCCGCGGCATGCGCGGGCAGGATGTGGCGTTCGTGCAGCGGTTCATCGGCGCCAAGCTGGCCGGCCCCGACGATGGCATCTTCGGGCCGCGGACCGAGGCGGCGGTCCGCTGGTATCAGCGGATGCGCGGGCTGGCGGTGGACGGGCTGGTCGGCCCGGCGACCTGGGCGGCGATGGGGCGGCGGTCGTGAACGGCACCCTGGCGCCGGTGCCGAAGGTGGCGGCCGGCTGGGGCGGCGGCGCCGCCACGGTGCTGATCGTGTGGCTGCTCGGCGCGTTCGGGGTGGACATGCCGGCGGAGGTGGCGGCCGCGTTGACCGCGGTGATCGCCGGCGCGGCGGCGTGGTTGCGGCCCGCGGGCGGCGATGGTCGGCACGCCCGGTGAACCGGTGGCTGCCGGTGCTGCTGCTGGCGCTGGTCACGTACCGCATAACGCGATTGGTCGTCCGGGACGATTTCCCGCCGATCCGGTGGGCCCGCGGTCGGGTGCAGACGCTCGGCTCGGAGGCGTTGGCCGATCTGGTCACCTGCGCCTGGTGCGCCTCGTTCTGGGTCGCCGGCGCGGTGGTGCTCGGCGTCGAGGCGTTCCTCGCTAATCTGCCCGCGCATCCGCTGCTGATCTGGGGCGGGCTGTGGGCCGTCGCCCCATGGCCGATCCTGCTTGAGGATGCGCTGGGCGGCGACACGACCGCCCCGGACCGCTGAACCGGCCCGCTGAGATTCCCGGTCCGGGTCCCCGGTGGGGCTACCCTGCCCCTTGACGCCCCCCGCATGGGCCACCCCTGCCAGAACACCCGCTGGGAGGACCCCCGTGTCGCGGTGGTGGATGACCGGCCGGCAGCAGCAGACCGAGGCCGCCCGGGTCGCGGCCGCGACGATCCGCGGCGACGCGCTGGCGGCTGCGGCGGTGGCGATGCGCACCGGCCGGGACCGCATCACCCCGCGGGAAAGCACCTGGCAGCGGGAGGCGTGGGGGTTCTACGAGGACTTGGGCGAATTCGGCTACGGCGTGGACTGGCGCGCCAACAAGATCTCCCGGGTCCGGTTGCGCGCCGCCCGCCTCGACCCGGACCAGGACGAGCCGGTCATCGACGAGGAACCCTCTGCGGCGTCCGCGCTGGTGGAACGGCTCGCCGGCGGGGACCCGGCCGCGCAGGGCGACCTGCTGTCCACCCTGGCGGTGTATCTGGACGTGCCCGGCGAGGGCTGGCTGGTCGGCGAACGCGACGCCGACGGGACGGAACGGTGGTACGGCCGGTCCAATGAGGAGATCCGGCGCCGCGACCAGGGGATCGAGGTGATCGACGACGAGACGTCCGCGGTACGCGGATCCGCGGTGTGGCGGCCGCTGGCCGCCGACTCGTTGATCACCCGGGTGTGGCGGCCACACCGCCGGTTCCGGCATCAGGCCACCTCCGCCGCCCGCGGTGCCCGCACCATCATGCGGGAACTGGAGCTGGTCAACCGGCACATCCAGGCCCAATACCTGTCCCGGTTGGCCTCCGCAGGGGTGGTCATCTTCCCGGAGGAGGTCACGTTCCCGGTGCGGGAGGAGTTCGCCGACGCGCCGGACCCGTTCGTCGCCGAGTGGATCGAGACCGCGAAGGAGGCGATCGCCACCCCCGGCACGGCGGCGGCGGTGGTGCCGATCCCGATGCGGATGCCCGGCGAATTCATCGACAAGATCACGCACCTGGATTTCACCCTGAAGATCGACGAGAAGATCCTGGAGAAACGGGAGGCGGTGATCCGGCGGCTGGCCACCCGGCTGGACATGCCCGCCGAGGTGCTGCTCGGCACGGGGGACATCAACCATTGGGGGCAGTGGTTCATCGACGAGGACTCGATCAAGACCCACATCGCGCCCACCGTGGAGATGATCGTGTCGTGCCTGACCGTCGGCTATCTGCGGCCGCTGCTGGCTGCCGAGGGTGGGCAGGACCCGGACGCATGGGTGGTGTGGTACGACCTGTCCGAGCTCACCCAGCGGCCGGATAAATCCGCGAACGCGGTGGCCGCCTACGACCGGTTCGAGTTGTCCGGGGCGGCGCTGCGCCGGGAGACCGGATTCGACGAGGCGGACGCCCCGGAACGGGACGAGCTGCGGGCGATGGGCCTGAAGGCGATGCTCAAGACCCCGCAGGTGGGGTTGGGCGCGCTGGACGAGCTGACCGGGACCGGGACTCCAGTCCCCGGCGTCGGCACGGGCGGCGGACCGGGGTCGCCGCCCGTGCCGGAACCGGACATGGGCCCCCCCGAACCGGTGGAGACGGAACCGGGGCCGCCTGAGGCGGCCCGGGCCGCGATGGTGCGGACGTTGACCGCCGCGCAGGTGGAGGAGCATCGGGTGGCGCTGGGACTGGGCGGCTGGGAGGTGTGGCACCCCACGGCGGTATGTGAGGCGGCGGAGCAGGCCAGCTGCCCGGTCACCTGGGCGATGTATGAGCATCCGGGGATCGCGCCGGGCACCTCGGGGCTGTACCGGGTGAGGGTCGGCGACGACGGCGATATCCATCTCGGTGAGCCAGCGCACGCGATGGTCGCCGATGTCGATTGGGTGACCACCCCTGTGAAGGCGGGCAGATGAGTCCGGTGCGGCATGTGGTGGTGATCCCGGAGAGCACCGTGGAGGTGGTCGCGTTGGATGCCACCCACGCCGCGATCATGGACGCCGATGGCACCGCCCGGGTGATCTGCGCCACCGACTGCCCGCACCGGGCGGTGAACTGATGCCCCGGGTCGCCGGCCCGTCGCTGGCCGAGCTGGACCGGCTCGCCGACGCGTTCACCGCCTCCATGCTGGCCGCCGTCGCCTCAGTGCTCGAGGACGCGGCGGAAGCGCTGCCCGCCACGGCGACGGTGGAGGACCTGGCGGGGCTGCGGGACGGCTGGACCGCGCGGGTCGATCAGGCGCTGCTCGGCGAGCTGTCCGGCGCGTACTGGCGCGGCGTGGACGTGATCCACGGCCGGGTCGGGCGGATCGCCGACCAGCTGGTCGGCGCGCAGGTGGTCACGGCGGCGGGCCGCCGCCGGTTCATCCCCCGGGTGCTGGCCGCGGTCGCGGACCTGTTCCTCGAGGCGGCCCGCAACCGCCTCGTCGGGGTCGGCGACGAGGTGTGGGAACACGCCCGGACTGGACTGCTGGACGGGTTCCGCGCCGGCGAGGGGATCGCTAAGCTGCGGGACCGGATCCGGGCCGCCGCAGGCCTGGCGGCGCCGCGCGCGGAGATGATCGCCCGCACCGAGGTGATCGGGGCGGCGAATCAGGGCGCGTTGGCCGAGATGAGCGCGACCGGGTTGCGCTCCACCAAGGAATGGTTGGCCACCCGGGACGGTCGGACCCGGGAAGAGCACGCGGCGGCGAACGGGCAGAAGGTGCCGCTGGATCAGCCGTTCCTAGTCGGCGGGGTGGCGATGAACGGCCCGCATGACCCGGCCGCGCCGGCGCATCTGACGATCAACTGCCGATGCACCACCCTGTTCGACGTGACCGAGGACCAGTTCCGGATCTTCGCCGTGGAGGAGACGCTGGTAGCGGCGGGAGGAGACACCATGCCGTGGCACATCGAGCGCCAGCACACCGGCTGCCCGGCCGGGAAACCGTGGGCGGTGGTCCAAGATGCCGACGGATCGGTGGCGGGTTGTCACGCGTCCGAGACCGACGCGGAGGAGCAGCTGGCGGCGTTGTACGCGAACGAACCGGAGGGATCAGCGATGGCCGAGCACGAGCATTTCGGGTCCACCGACAACCCGGTCAGCGACGCCCCGTGGGACGGTGCCACGTCCGGGTACACCGACGAGCAGTACCGGATGGCCTCGGCGGCCTGCGACGAGGGCGAGCACCCGAAGACGTCTTGCTTCCTCCCGCATCACGAGCCGGACGGCGCGATCAGCCGGGCCGGGCTGGGGGCCGCCGCCGGGCGGGTCGGTGCCCTGTCCGGCCGGTCGGCGGAATCGGTGGCCCGGGCCAAGGCGCATCTGCGTTCCCACTACACCGCGCTGGACCTGGACGTGCCGGACTCGCTGGCCGCGACCGAGGAGGAGTTCGAGGCGCTCGGTGGCAAACCGTCCAAGGGCACCAAGAAGGACAAGCGGCTAACGGAGAACAGCTACGACGCCGAGACGGTGACCGCCGAGACGCAGGAGCAGCCGGCCGCCGCCTGGCAGGGGGTGCTGGTGGTGGAGGGCGTGACCACCGGCGACGGCCGAGAGTTCGCCGCCGGCGCGCTGGACTGGGCCGACCTGCCGGTGCCGCTGCGGTGGAAGAAGGAGGACGCGCACGGGGGCGAGCATGACGTCACGGTCGCGGTCGGCCGGATCGACGAGGTGTGGCGCGACGGGAACGAGATCTGGGGCAAGGGCGTGTTCGACCTCGGTTCCGAGGACGGCGCGGAGGCGCACCGCCGGGTCGGCGCCGGGGTGCTCAAGGGCGTGTCCATCGACGCCGACGACATCGGGAACGCCGACCTGGAGTACATCTGGCCGGACGATTCGGATTCGATCCTGGACGAGACCGGCGACGGCGAGGACGAGCTGATCAAGCTGCTGTTCGGTCAGCCGGAGAAGGTGGTCTTCCATGGCGGCCGGATCCGGGCCGCCACCCTGGTGGACATCCCCGCGTTCGTGGAGGCCTACATCGCCCTGGTCGACGAACCCACTGCGGCCACGGCGCCGCTGGTCGCCTCGCTGACCGTGCTCGCCGACGAGGCACTTGAGCGGCCGCCTGCGGCCTGGTTCGCCGACCCCAGGCTGAGCGTGCTCACCCCGATCGTGGTCACCGACGAGGGCCGGGTGTACGGGCACGCCGCGCAGTGGGGCCAATGCCACCTCGGCTTCGCCGGCGAATGCGTGGCGGTGCCCCGGGAGGACACCTTCCCGTACTTCCTCACCGGCGAGCTGGTGTGCGCGGACGGTTCGCGGGTCGCGGTGGGGCAGATCACCGCCGGTATCGGGCACGCCCCGATCCACTACCGGGCCCAGCCCGCCGCCGAGCATTACGACAACACCGCCGCCGTGGTCGCCGACGTGACCGTCGGCAACGACCGGCACGGGGTCTGGGTGGCGGGATCGCTGCGCGGCGACGTCGACGAGGCCCGGATCCACGCGTTGCGCGCGTCGGGTCAGGTGTCCCCGGATTGGCGCCGGATCGGCGGGCAGCTGCGGATGGTGGGGCTGCTGACGGTGAACATCTCCGGCTACCAGGTGCCGCGGGCCCGGGTCGCCTCCGGCGCGGTGCAGGCGCTGGTCGCCACCGGCATCCCCCGCCTCGGTCGGGCGCCGGAGACCGACATCGAACGGGCCGCGCGCCGAGCATTGGCCAACGAGATCGCCGCCCGGGTGGCGGCCAAGCGCACCGCGCTGGTCGCCGGCGCCGCCCCGGGCTCGTGAGAGGAGGACACCATGAGCTGCGGATGCTCGAAGAAGCCGACCCCGCCGCCCCCGCCCCCGCCGCCCGGCAACGGCGGCGGCTGATAGCGCGACGCGCCGCGCCGCTATTTGGTGGCACGGCGCGCCCCGTGACACCCTGCCCCTGAACACAGCCGTCCCGCATACGGCACCGCCGCCCGCATCGGCACCCCCAGAACAGTGCTGCCGCTGCCGGAGGCCGGACCGTGGATGAGCTGCTCAACATTCCCGCAGACCTGACCCTTCTCTCCGACCAGGAGCTCGCCGCGCTCTCCGAGCAGGCGCACGCGGAGTTCGAGCGCGTCAACACCGCCGAGGAGGTGACCGCCGAAACCCTCGAGCGCCTGATGGCGCTGGAGACCGACCTCGACCGGCTGCAGGCCGAGACCTCCGGCCGGGCCGAGAAGGCCCGGGTGGCCGCCGAACGGGAAAAGGCCAAGCTGACCGAGGCCCGGGACCGGATCGCCGCCCGGGTGAACGGTCCCACCGCGACCGCGGTCGAAGGCGAAGTTGTGTTGGAGGCCCAGGCCGCCGTGGATCCGGAGGCCATCGCCGCGGCCGCTGCCCGCGGCACCGTCTCCGCGCTGGTCTCGGTGCTCGGCGAACGTGGCGGGATGGACCTGGCCCGGATCTCCGAGCGCGCCACCGCCTCGCTGGCGCAGACCCGCGCCCACGCGCCGGCCCCCTCGCTGCCGAAGGCCCGGCTCTCGGTCACCGCCGGCGTGGACATCCCCGGGCTGGCCAACGGGCAGGACCTGACCAGCCTGGACGCGATGGTGGAGGCCTTCCACAAGCGGGCCCGCGGCCTGCCGGTCGCCAACGTCGGGCTGGCCGACGGCGGCCCGGTGGTCGCCACCATCCGCAACACCTTCGAGCACACCATCGACGACCGGACCAGCCCGGGGCAGATCGACGAGCTGCTGCGCTACCTGGTGGCCGAGGACAAGAAGGAAGCCCTGGTCGCCGGCGGCGGCTGGTGCGCCCCGTCGGAGGTGCGGTACGACTTCTTCAACATCGCCTGCGAGGCCGGGCTGGTCGACCTGCCCACCTTCGGTGTGAGCCGGGGCGGCATCCGCTACCCGGTGTCCCCGTCCCTGGCCGACACCACGCCCTCGGGGGTGTTCGGCGGCTTCTCCACCACGTTCGCGAACAGCTCCAACCCGTGGCTGTGGACCGAGTCCGACGACGAGTTGACGGTCACCGGTTCGACCAACAAGCCGTGCGTGCGGATCCCCTGCCCGACCTTCGATGAGCGGCGGCTGGAGTGCTACGGCATCTGCCTGACCGCGGGCAACCTCACCGACTCCGCCTATCCCGAGGCGACGGCGAACTTCCTGCGGCTGCTGATGGCCGCGCACGCGCACGCCATGAACGGCCGGATCATCGCCACCATGGCCACGCTTTCCTCGGCCGCGGTCACCGGCGGCGAATTCGCCGCCGCCGGCACCCCGGTCTACAACCAGTTCTTCGGCGGCGTCGGGCTGGCCGCCACCGATTACCGGGCCCGCTATGGCATGTGCGACGACGACGTCCTCGAGGTCGTCGCGCCGTACTGGCTGAAGGCCACGATCCGCGCCGACATCGCGCACCGCACCGGCATCGCGCCGGACCAGGTACCCGACTCGGCGATCAACGGCCAGCTCGCCGCGCTGAACGTGCGGGTCCAGTGGGTCAACGACTGGCAGGTGCGCGGCGCCAGCCAGTTCGGCAACGCCACCGCGATGACCGCATGGCCGACCACCGCCACGTTCATGATCTACGCGGCGGGGACGTTCCTGCTCGGCAACGGCCTGACCCTGGACCTGGGCGTGGTCCGCGACTCGGTGCTGAACGCCGAGAACGACCACACCGCCGCCTGGTCCGAGGAATGCCACCTGGTCGCCAAGGTCGGGCACGAGTCGCGGCAGTACACGATCGTGTTCGAAGTCAACGGCACCACCGGCGCCGCGGACATCAGCGACGCCAGCCTCTGACCGAGCCGACGGTAATGGCCGACTCGCATGGGAAGGGGTGAGCGTCGATGGCCGGGCCGCGTCTGCTGGTCGACCGCCGCACGGTGTTCACCCCTTCTCCGTTCGGGCTGCTAAGCGTCGCCGAGTTCCCCGACGCCTCCGACCTGCATTGGCAGAACGGCATCACCTACACCGCGCGCTGCCCGGTCACGCTGGGCGCGTTGACCTACGACGAATGCATCGCCGTCACCGGAGCCGGCGGAGCTCCGCCGGCACCGGAGGCCAAGACCGACAACGTCGATTACCCGAACACCCGCGGGGCCACCCCGTTCACCGTCTACGCCAAGTTCGACTGCTCCCCGGTCGGGATCATCGACGAGGCCCGGCAGGTCGCCGAATCGGCGCTGGCCCAGGCCGAATCCTGGCAGGCGGAACGGGCGTTCTGGACCGGCCAGATCGGCGGCCAGGCGCTGGTGTTCCCGCACCTAGCCGCCGGCGCCGAGATCCTCGACGCGCAGGACATCACGCTGCAGACCGCGGCAGTCACTGGCGGCGGCCCGTTCGACATCGCCGAGGGCCTCGGCATCCTCGAGGCCGCGCTGGTCGACTGCTGGGGCGGGGCCGGGGTGATCCACGTGCCGCAGGTGGCGCTGCCCACCCTGGACGCCTGGGGACTGGTCAAGGCCAACGGCGGGGTGCTGAAAACCACCAACGGCAACCTGGTCGCCGTCGGGGCTGGTTATCCGGGGACCAGCCCCCTCGGCCAGGCCCGACCGTCCGGACAGTCCTGGCTCTACGCCACCGGCCCGGTCTTCGCCTATCGCGGAGCGGCCCGGGTCTTCCAGCCGCGGGAGGCCATCGACCGGGGCAACAACACCGTGGAGATGATCGCCGAGCGCGAGTTCGTGCTCGGCTGGGACTGCTGTCACCAGGCCGTCCTGGTGACCCTCGGCGTGCCGACGTGATGGGAGAGATGAGATGACGGCAGCGATCTGCGCGTCGCCCATCAAGGGCACGCATCTGCGGCTGGTGAAGGTCGACGCCTGCGGGGTGCCGGTCACCGGCGCCTCCGGGCTGGTGGTGGTCACCAAGGGTTTCATCCAGGTGACGATGTCGCCGCAATACGAGGACGGCGAGGAATTCTTCGAGCGCACCGCCGACGGCACCGCCTGCGTGAACGAGAAGGACGACCCGACGCTGAAGCGGCTCGAGCTGGGGGTGCAGTTCTGCGAGGTCAACCCGCTGGCCGCCTCCTACGTGCTCTCGGCCCGGGACATCACCTCCGGCGCCCCGGCCACCGGCTACGGTTTCGCGTTGGCCGAAGGCCAGCCCACCAACCGGTTCTCCATCGAGGTGTGGCAGAAGGTCGCCGGTTCCGGGGCCTGCGACCCGTCCGGGGTGCAGCGCTACATCTACAACGCCTGGCCGAACGTGGGCGCGGTGCAGCTGCAGGACTACGTGGTGGAGAACGGCACGTCCACGCTGGAGTTCAACTCGGAGACCTCCGGCGCCTCGACGTTGTGGGGTGACGGCCCGGGCGCGGGCACGTCCTGGTTGCCGGCCGGTTTCGCGGTCGAAGCCGACGAGCATTGGCTGTGGTCGATCACCACCGTCGCGCCGCCGACCGAGGCGTGTTCCACCGGGACCTTGTGAGGAGCGTGACCCATGGGCAAGAGCCTGATCATCCGGAAGAAGAGGGACGGGTCGGTCAACATCGAGGGTGAGGCCCCGGATACCCAGACCTTCTCGGCCAGGTTCCTGCAACGGGAGCTTGGTGACCTGGTGGACGTGAGGATCATCCTCCACACCAGTGACGGGGACATGGAGTACCAGTTCCAGGGCTACGAGCCCATCGAGGGAGCCTTCGAGGACGAAGAGAAGACCATTCCCCGGCTCAACTTCACCGGCCTGGTCTGCACCAAGGTTGAGGGGAGCTGAGTCCGATTCCAGACATCGTGAACAACATCGCCCTGGGTGAGGTTAAGAAATACTGGAAGCTCGACGGTGGGGCCAACGACGCCATCATCGTGGTTCCCTTCGAGACCACCGGCCTGGAGGCCGACGCCACCATCCGGGACTACGACAACCTGTCCCTGCTGCTGGCCGGGACCACCAACGAACAGACCACGATGGGCCGGAAGACGGTGACCAGCCCGGTCATCACGGTGGACGACACCAACAACCGGGTGGACATCGACTGCGCCGACATCGTGTGGACCGGGGCCACCGGCAACGCCATCTCGGCTCTTCAGTTCGTCTACGACCCGGACACCACCGTGGGTACCGACGCCGATCTGATCCCGCTGCACCTCCATGCCTTCGTCATAACTCCAGACGGTTCGGATGTTACAGCAGTTATAGCTGCTGCTGGTATATTCCGAGCCCAGTAAGTCACCTTCGAACATGGGTGCGAGCCGAGTATGAGTTATCCAAAAGTCGTGACATGATGACTGGGTGGAGCTGACCTGCATGATCTGCGGCACGGTCCTTGAACACACACGTCATGGTGGAGGTCCTGCTCCGGCGACGTGTGGGTCAGAGGATTGCCGGAAAAAGAAGCACGCTCAGGCTGCGGTGGAGTATCGCTGGCGCCAGCGGGGTGGATCGACCACCCAGGAACGAATCTGCCTGGAGTGTGGTGAGCCCTTCGAGTTCGTACGGACCCAGGGCACCATTGGGCGAGGGTCTGGGTTCTGTTCCGACGACTGCCGGGACAAGCGTCGCCGGGAGGGTGCTCGTAAGGCTACGTACGCGCACCGGGCTCGCCTGTCGGCCGAGGAACGATCCCGGCTACGTCGAAAGGCCCTGCTGGCTACTTTTGGGCTGACCCCAGAGCGTTATGGCGAGATGGTTGCTGCGCAGGACGGGGTATGCGCTATCTGCCATCGGCCCGACACCAAGCACCACAGCTCGTTGTTGAAGATCGACCATGACCGGTCCTGCTGCCCTGGACATGGGTCCTGTGGCAAGTGCGTACGGGGTCTGTTGTGTTCGGCTTGTAACACCGGGATCGGTCTGTTCGAGGATGACCTGGGACTCTTGCAGGCCGCTGCCGACTACCTGAGGTCTGGTTCGGACGTGACCGCAGTGATCGCCACGGCCGGGATCTTCCGGGCCCAGTAGGCAATTCTGCCCAACGACCCTTGGGGGGAGGAGTGAGAGGGGGTGCCGGAGATGTGGCACGCCGTCTACGACACCGTGACCGGGGAGCTGAAGTCACTGGGCCAGGTGGTGACCAGTCCCCTTCCGCTAGGGATGACCGATGCACCGCTCGGAGAAACCAAGCCAGCGGATACCCAGATGTGGGACGAGGTGACCCGGGCGTTCGTGGCCCGCCCGGTCAAGGTGCTGGTCGATCGGCTGGCCGACCTGCGGGCCGATGTGGACTTCCGGCTCACCTACGACACGCTGAACGCCACCCGGAAGGCCAACATCGACACCGGGGTGATCCGGCTGCTGGGTAACCGGAGGATGCGCTCGACCGGCGGGCCCGCAGCGCTGGATACGGGGACCTGAGATGGCCGACTGGCCACTGATCGGTGGGGTGGTCCATGCCGCTGCCGGTGTGGTCGCAGGCTCGACGGATGGCACCACGGTTACCTCCTCGGCTACGGCCGACACCAAGGGAGCCTGGGCCGAACTGTCGGCGTCGCTGCCGTTCGACGTGCAGAAGATCACCCTCCACTTCACCCAGACGACGGTGAACGTCAACACGTTCCTGCTCGACCTCGGGATTGGCACCGCCGGGTCGGAACAGGTGATCGTCCCAGACCTCATCTCCGGCCATGGCACCTCCGGGGCCATCTACCAGGTCGATCTGCCCGTTGCCATCCCGGTCGGGACGAGGCTGGCCGCGCGGGTGGCCAGCAGTGCCACGTCCGCCACGATGATCGTCGCCGTCCACCTGGAGGGGAAACAGGACTGGATAGCACCACCGCCGTTCTCCACGGTCAGCGCCTACGGGGCGAACACCGCTGACAGTGGTGGGACCTCGGTCGATCCGGGAGGCACGGTCAACACGAAGGGTGCCTGGGTCGAACTCACCTCTTCGGTCGCTGGCCTGACCAGAGGTTTGTTGATCGGCATGGCTCACCAGAACAACAACACCGGTGCGGTGGCCAAGTGGTTGGTGGATGTCGGCATCGGGGCGGCGGGAGCGGAGCAGATCATCATCTCGGACCTGTGGGTGCGTGGCACCGGTACTCGGCTGTTCACCCCGAATTACATGGGCCCGTACCCGGTCAACATCCCGGCCGGCACCAGGCTGGCCGTCCGAACACAATGCACGATCACCGACGCCTCCGACCGGCTGATCGACTTCGCTGCCTACGGGTTGGAGTGAGCCATGCCCACCTCGATAGCCTCCGGCACTCAGGCCGCCACGGTCGGCACCGAGCACACCCTGGCCACCGACACCACCAACAAGACCTACGTCCTCGCTGTTGATGCCGGAGCCATGGTCAACGGTGACGAGCTGGAGCTACGGCTCTACACCATCGTGCTGTCGGCTGGGACCGAGCGACTGGCCTTCTACGCCAAGTTCCCCAACGTGCAGGCCAGCCCGCAGCTCTACTCACCTCCCGTTCCGGCCGACATCTCCTGCAAGGCGACGCTGAAACAGACGGCCGGGACTGGGAGATCATTTCCCTGGAAGCTGCTAAGCGTGTGACGTAAGGGAGGCCAGGCATGAGCACCTACCGGTACCTGGCCGAGTACGTCAGTGCTGTTGGTCAGCAGGCCGAGTTGGCCCAAGCTGTCGAAACCAACACGGCTCAGGCCATCACCGAGGCCAAGGCTCGGGTTCTGGCCCAGGCCACCGAAACCGAAATCGCCCAGCCGGTCACCCGGAGCAAGTCGCGGGTGCTGGCTCAGGTGGTGGAGACCGACACGGCCCAGGCGCTGGCTAACAAGACCAAGCAGAAGATCGTCAACCAGGTCGTTGAGACCAGCACGGCCCAGGTCATCGCCCAAGCCAAGACAAAGGCCCTTGCCCAGACCATCGAGACCAGCTCGGCCCAGGCCATCGGCCATTCCTTCGCCCGGACTCTGGCCCAGACCACCGAGACGGACCTGGCCCAGGCTTTGGCCAAGGTCAAGCAGAAGATCATCAACCAGGTTACTGAGGAGGACATCGCCCAAACGGTCGGAACGAGGATCTGCCCGATCCTGGCCTCGCTGAGGCCGAACGGCACCGGCACCGTGACCAACATCGAGGATCAGGGTGGTGGCACCACCAACCTGCACCTCGCGGTGGACGACGACCCGGACTCGAACGACGGCGACACCACCCGCCTTCAGCGACCGGGGCTACCACCGGGCTCTACCGATGGGCAGTGCTTCCTGCTGCTGGACGACATGCCGGTCACCTTCTCGTCCATGTGCAGGCTGGAGGTGAAGGTCGCAGCCTCCAACAACGACGGCACCCGGGTGGACGACGACCTCATCCTGTACGCCCAGGTCTTCCAATCGGATGAGTCCACGGCCCTCTCCAACGAGGTGCAGATAGCCAACTACACCGAGCTGACCGGTGCGTACGTCGTCTTCAACAAGACACCCACCGGGTTGGTGGCCGGGACCAAGACGCTCTGGGACGGGGCCCGGCTGAGGCTTCGCTGGGACTACACCCAGGCCGGTGCCCTCTCGGAGAGTCTGGACATCCGGGTGACGGCGGTGGAGCTGAACGGTTCCTACCTGGCCATCTCTGGGGCTGTTGCCGTCAATCAGGTCACCGAGACGGACACGGCCCAGGTCCTGGGCAGGGCCAAGCAGAAGGTGTTGGCTCAGGCCGTCTCCACCGAGCTGGCTCAGGCCGTCACGGCCAGTAAGTCCCGGGTGCTGGCCCAGGTGGTCGAGGCCGACTCGGTGTTCGGGCTGGCTAAGACCAAGCAGGAGGCCCTGGCCCAGGTCACCGAGGTGGAGACGGCTCAGGCCATCACCGAGGCCAAGAGCCGAGTCATCGGGATGACGGCTCTGAACGTCTCGTTGCTTACAGCCGATGGTTCAACCGTAGACGGGACGAGCTATAGCACGGCCAACGTCTCTCCGGTCGCCAACTCGCTGCTAGCCCTGTGGGTGACTCATGCCGTCACCGGAGGCACCACGGTTAGCTCTGTCTCCGGGCTGGGCCTGACGTGGACTCTACAAAAACGCCTCACGATTTCGGCCTCAACGAAGATCGAACTTTGGACTGCACCGGTTGGAGCCACCCCGAATAGTGGACAGGTCACCATCACCATGGCCGCCACGGTGGGCTCACTGGTCTGGCACCTCCAGCAGGTCACCGACCAGGACGCTGTTCCTCTGGTGCTGACCAACCTGCCCACCAACACCGGCGCAGGCACCGATACCTCGGTGGCGTATGCCACGGCTGAGAAGCCCAGCAACCGATTCCTGTTTGGCTGTGGAGCCGCTGCCAACGTCAGCCAGATTCCCAGGGCCGGTTGGTCGGAGTTGGCTGACACCTCCCAGACCGGTCCTTCCTGTTCGATGGCCACGCAGTGGCGATCTGACGTGGCCGAAGCGACCGGTAGCTCCACCTTGTCGGTATCGGCCAACTGGGGCGTGATCGGCGTCGAGCTGTCGGCTGCCTTCCTTCCGGTCACTGAGACCGATGTGGTCCAGCCGATGGGCCATTCCTTGTCCCGGACCCTGGCCCAGGCCACCGAGGCAGATCTCACCCAGGTCGTCGGCAAGACCAAGGTGAAGGAGATCAACCAGGTAGTCGAGACGGACCTGGCGCAGGTGGTCTCTCCGACCAGTTCTGTCGATCTGGCTCAGGTCATCGAGACGGATCTCACTCAGGCCCTGACCAAGACCAAGGCGAAGAGCCTCAGCCAGGTGGCCGAAACCGACGTTGTGAACGATGGGCAGGACCTCATCCCGCTCAAGTCACGCGAGCTGACCCAGGCCGTCGAGACCGATCTGACCCAGCCGATGACCAAGGCCAAGGCAAAGATCGTTCCCCAGGCCGTCGAGACGGACCTGGCCCAGTTCATCACCGAGAGCAAGGCCAAGGGCATTAGCCAACTCACCGAGACGGACTTGGCCCAGCACGTCACGGTCGGTTACAAGGCCCTGCATCTGACCAGCCAGGCAGCCGATGCCGAGGTGACGGTGGGGGCCGGGACCAAGCACAAGGCCGCCTTCCCTCCCGGCTCCTCCTCAGTGATCAGGAACAAGAACACGGTGCTCGGGCCGACTGCGCCCTTGCAGGTCACCGACTCGGCCGTGGCAGGCACCGACGGGACTGCCATCTCCTGGTATTCACCCCGGCTGAAGGCCGTCACCATCGCCGGGGCCATCACGGTGGAACTGTGGGCCCGGGAGAGCAGTGGCCTGGCCAACGCGGCGCCCACCATCCGGGTCGAAAGGTGCTCCCTGGACGGCACGGTGCTGTCCACCATCGTGGCCGAGACGGTGAATCACGGCGCCGGGGAGATGGACACCACCGCTGGCGGGACCTCCGACACCTTCACCGTCACGGCGGCCAACGTCACCGACACCGCGCTGGCCGACGGTGACCGGTTGCGGCTCACGCTGTGGATCGATGACGCTGCCGATCAGGGTGGCCTGCCGACCGACGCGATGACCTCCGGCCAAAACGCCCAGTTCTACGTGAACGGTTCCCGAGGGGCTGCCGGGCAAGCCGCCTTCACCTTCACCGAGACGCTGGTCCCGTTCGCCGCGGCCGCTCTCACCCAGGTGATCGAGGTCGACACGGCCCAGCCGGTCACCAGGGCCAAGGCACGGGCGTTGGCCCAGGCCACCGCAACCGAATTGGCCCGGCCGCTAGGCCGGTCCAAGTCCAAGGTGCTGACCCCAGTGGTGGAGGCGAACCAGGCGCAGCCGCTGGCCCATGCCCTCTCCCGAACCCTGGACCAGGTGACGGAGACCGACACCGCAGCGGTGTTGGTGGCATCCAAAAGGCTCGGCATTGGTCAGGCCACAGAAACCGATCTGGCCCAGGCGCTGGCACTGGGCGCGGCTGTAGTCGTCGTCGAGGTTCGGCTGCACGGCCGGGAGCCCGCGGGGACGGTGGCCGGGGAGGAACCGGCGGCGCGGCTACACGGGCGGGAATCGCGCGGCGCGCTCACCGGCCGGGAACCGGCGGTTCGCCTGCACGGGCGGGAACCGGGATCATCGTGACCAGGAAGGAGCCGTCGTGGCACATCCCACGCTGAGCATCGGCCCGTACGTGGTCGGGGAAATCCCGGCCGCGCTGGAATACCAGTTCCTCGACGCCGGCGGGAACCCGCTGAACCTGACCGGCTATACCGCGAAGTTCCAATGGGGCCGCCGCGACGCCACGGCCACATTCGTGGACGCGGTCACGGTGAACGCGGTGGTGACCGACGGCCCGAACGGCAAGATCACCCGCAACTGGGACGGCACCGAATTCCTGATCCAGGGCGACTACGCCGGCATGTTCTGGGTCGGCAACGGCACCAACCGGTTCGCCTCGCTGCTGATCGAATGGGACACCTGCCTGGCCGTGAACACCCCGCCGGTGATCTGAATGACCCTGGCCGCCCCGCCCCGCTACGTCGCCGCACCCGTCGCGACGCCGTACCGATACGGGCTGCTCTCGAGCGCCGACGTCCTCGAGGACCCGCCCGGGCGCTGGCAGCTGGGGATCGAGTACGAACCGGTCGCGTGCGGGGGCGCGGCCGCGCTGCCGCCAGGCTGCGACATGACCGCGATGGCCGTCGACACCGGAGTGCCGCTGGTCAGCGGCGGCCCGCTGCTGATCTACGCCGGGTTCTCCTGCTCCCCGGTCGGGCATCTCGACGACGCCCAGGACCGGGCCGAGGCGGCACTGATCATGGGCGAGCAGCGGGCCCTGGAGCGGGCGTACTGGACCGGTTCGGAGGGCAACCGGCCCCGATTGGCGGACCTGGCCTGCACCACTTTGAACGCCGTCACCGGCACCGCCGGCGCGGTGTCGCTGCGGGCCGGGATCGCGATGCTCGAGGACACCCTCGGCGATGAGTACGGCGGGATCGGGGTAATCCACGCCCCCCGCGGGGTGGCCGTCAACGCGGCGACGCTGCAATTGCTGAGGCCGGCCGGGTTCGGGCTGGTCACGCCGCTGGGCACCCGGTGGGCGTTCGGCGGCGGCTACGCGGTGAATACCGGCCCGGACGGCGCCCCGGCGGCGGCGGGCACCGCCTGGCTGTACGCCACCGGTGGGGTGACGGTGCGGCGCGGCCCGCCGGTCTTCTACGGCGGACCGGAGACACTGGACCGGGCCGAGAACACGCTGACCGTCTACGCCGAACGGCTCTACGTGATCACCCATGACTGTCTCTGCGCGGCCGTGCTGGTCTGCTTCGACTAGACGAAGGGGGTGACGTGAATGACGTTGGTGGCGAACCCGTGCGCGACCGAACTGGGCGCGGTGGAGATTCTCGGCGAGGTCGAGGTCAAGAACGACCTGGGCGCGGCGCTGCCGGTCGCGGTCACCGACGGGGTGGACACCGCGGCGGTGAACGCCCGCACCGACGGGGTGGTGGCCCTCGAGGTCGCCGATGACTTCACCTCGTTCGAGGCCTCCCACCAGACGCTGGTCGCCTCCACCGACACCACCATCACGTTCGCGCAGACCGTGCGGGCGGTGCAGGTTACCAACTGGGATACCGCCGCTCGGGTGCTGGTGAAGGACGGCGCGATCGGCTCGGACATCGACGCCGCGTCGGCGCGGGTCGGGAAGGCCGCGGCCGCGGATGTGCCGTCCGAGGTGCTGTTCCCGATCAAGACCGGGTCGATTCATCTGCGCAGCGCGGCGGCCAGCGAGGTCACCGTAGTCGGGTTCTTCTAAGGAGCGGCCACATGACGGACTTCGGCCCTTGCGCCACCTGGCCTGTCAGATGGCCGTGTGACGTCTCCTGCGAGTCGCCGACCGCGACTGGGCGGGCCGCCGATGCGGCCACCGAGATCTTGTGGGCGCTGTCCGGGCGGCAGTTCGACAATTGCCAGGTGACGCTGCGGCCGTGCCGGGCCGACTGCTCCACCTACCCGTTCGGCGACTACACGCCCTGGCCCGGCCTCGGCGCGTCCTACCCGATGCCGGCGCTGATCGGCGGGCTGTGGTTCAACCTGATCTGCGGCTCCTGCGGCGAGGGCTGCTCCTGCACCGCGCTGTCGCAGGTGCGGCTGCCCGCCCCGGTGTCCTCCATCGTCACCGTCAAGGTGGACGGCGCGCCGCTGGCCACCGGGGGCTACCGGCTCGATGACAACCGGCTGCTGGTGCGGCTCGGCGGCGGCGAATGGCCGCGCTGCAACGATCTGACGCTGGCCGACACCGAGGCCGGCACCTGGTCGGTGACGGCGATCTACGGGCAGCCGGTGCCCGAGTCCGGGCAGTGGGCGGTCGGCGAGCTCGCATGCGAACTGTTGAAGGCGATGAACGGGGAAGACTGCCGGCTGCCGCAGCGGGTCACCCAGCTGGCCCGGCAGGGGGTGACGATCGCGTTCCCGGACGTGTCCGAGTTGTTGACCGAGGGTCGCACCGGGCTGTTCATGGTCGACATGTTCCTGACGGCTCACAACCCGTCCCGATTGCGCCGCCGCGCCGGGGTGTACCGGGTGGACGGTTCCCCGCCGACCAGGGCCGGGGTGTGACCGTGGACCAGGACATTGAGCGCGAGGTCGACACCTACGCCTGGTACTGCACTACCGACGGCGTCACCTCGCCCTGCGGCGACTGCGACGGTTGCCGCTACGACCAGGCCGTCGCGCGCTGGCGGGCCTCGTGCTGACCGGGCCGAGCGCCTTCTACACGGTCGCCAGCGAGATCCTCGAGGCCGCCTCGGATCGCCTCGCCGAGACCACCGCGGGCCGGCCGGACCGGATGTGCGTGGTGGACGGGGAGATCGCCTGGGACAACTGCGAATGCGGGCTGCTGGCGGTGGCGCTGTCCCGCATCTACCTGTCCGCGGCGTTCCCGACCGAGCTGGTGACCGTGTCGGTGTGCGACGCGCCGTGGGCGGTCGGCGACCTGGTGGTGCAGACGCTGCGCTGCGCCCCGCAACCGGCCGGGCAGGACCTGGCCCCGTCCTGTGCGGCCCTGGACGCCTCCGCGCAGACGGTGATCGCCGACGCGTACGCGGTGCTGGCGGCGGTGGCCTGCCGGCTGGGTGAGCTGCGCGACGCCGACGACATCGTGGACTACCTGATCCGGCCGCAGAACGCCGCCGGGCCGGCCGGGCGGTGCGTCGGCTCCGAGCTGCGGGTCTCCGTCGCGGTCCCGTTCACCAGGACATGACATGACCGTCACCGTCACCCACCGACTGGATGAGGCGGCGTTGGATCAGCTGCTGCGCTCGCGCACCGGGCCGGTCGGGGTGGAGATGTTCCGGCGCGGGAAGCGGGTGGAGGCCGCGGCGAAGCGCCTGTGCCCGGTGGACACCGGGCGGCTGCGTTCCTCCATCGGCACCACCGTGGAGGCCACCGCTGTGGGGCCGGTCGCGGTGGTCGGCACCGACGTCGAATACGCGATTTTCAGACACGAAGGGACCGGTGTGTTCGGGCCGCGCGGCGCGGTGATCACCCCTAAGCGGGGCCGGTTCCTGGTGTTCACCCCGCGCGGCGCCCCCGGCCCGGTGTTCGCCCGTTCGGTGCGCGGCTCCCCCGGGGTGCCGTTCCTCCGCGATGCGCTGCGGGCGGCCCGTGGCTAGCCCGACGCTGCCCGGTTTCCTGCCCGATCCGAACGCGGAGCTTCGCGCGGCCCGGGGGGATCGGCGGGCGCTGTCGGTGTACTGCTACGCCACCCGGCGGCCCCGGCTGGTCGCTTTGGTGGTGGAACGTGACGGCCGGGACGTTCTGCTGCTCCCGGCCGCCGCGATCGGGTTCCCCACATTGGGCGGGGCGGTGCAGGTCGGCTGCCGCTGCCCGCAGCGCGGTCACACCATCGCCGTGGGCACGTTGGCGGAGGCGCTGTCCCGGCTGCGGCGGCGACCCGCCAAGGCCCGCATCATCGACGTCGCGCGGATATCCCGTGCTACCGTCGCCGCAATCGAATAGACCGCCCACCGGCCTCCGGCCCGACCTGGCGCCAGGGCAGCGCACTCCCCGACGAAGGGGTGTGCCCCCCATGACCGTGGTCAGCGTGGACGAGAAGACCCGCGACTTCTCCGTCGCGCACGACCCGATCGCCTTCACCATCGACGGCGACACCTTCGACTGCTACCCGGCGCTGCCCGCCGGGGTGCTGATCCAATTCGCCATCGGCGCGGCAAAGATCAACCAAAGCGACGTCGAGCAGCAGGCCAAGATGCTGGACGGCCTATTCCGGCTGGTGCTGCGCCCCGAGTCGGCCGACCTGTTCGCCGCCCGGATGACCGACCCGGAGCGACCGATCGAGCTCAAGCAGATCAACCTGATCATCCCATGGGTGATGGAGGCGCACGGGCTGCGCCCTACGCCGCTGCCCGCGGACTGATCGACTGGCTGCGGGAACCGGGTGTCTGGCATGAACTGGACGGGCTGTGGGCGAGCCAGGGGATCGAACCGCTGGCACTGCCGCTGGACAGGTTCCTCAACATGACCTACGCGCAGATGGTGCAGCGCACCTACGACGACAAAGGCAAAGACCACCGGCCCGAGGTCGACGCGGCGTTCGGGGTGGCCGCCTGGGACACCCCGTTCGGGTCGCGTTACCGGATCGACCGACCGGACGGCGCTCCCCCGTGGTGGGCCGGGGATGAGGAGGCGAGCCAGGGTTTCCTGCGGGCGATGGGCGTGGGGTTGAGCTGACATGGCCGTCATCGACACCGCGACTGTCCGCATCCTGCCCGACTTTTCTGGGTTCACCCGGCAGGTCCGCACCGAACTCGACTCGTCGCTGAAGGGCGTCACCGCCTCGGTGGACAAGGGCGTGAAGAGCGCCACCGATTCGGTGGCGAAATCCACCACCGGGATGGCCTCGAGGGTGAAGGGCAGCCTCGGCACGGTGAAGGGCGCGTTCCTCGGGGCGTTCGCCGGCACCGCCGTCCTCGGCGGGCTGGCCGGCGTCGTCGGCGGGATCAGGGGAGCGATCAGCGCCGCCTCCGACCTGGGTGAGACCACCTCCAAGGTGGGGCAGATCTTCGGTCAGTCGGCGCTGCCCGAGCTGCAGAAGTTCGCCGCCGGCGCGGCGGCCGCGTTGGGTCAGTCCAAGCAGCAGGCGCTGGACGCTGCGGCCACCTTCGGTGTGTTCGGTAAATCCGCGGGCCTGTCTGGTGGGGAGCTGGTCGGCTTCTCCACGAAGCTGACCGGGTTGGCCACCGACATGGCCAGCTTCTCCAACACCACCCCGCAGGAGGCCATCGACGCGCTCGGCGCGGCTCTGCGCGGCGAGTCCGAGCCGATCCGCCGCTACGGGGTGCTGTTGGACGAGGGCTCGGTGCAGGCCGAGGGGCTGCGGCTGGGGCTGGTGAAGGCCACCGGCGACACCGGCAAGATCGCCATCGCGCAGCAGAAAGCGATGCTGGCGCAGAAGGCCTACAACAAGGCGGTCAAGGAGCACGGCGCCGACTCCGATGAGGCGGCCCGGGCCAACATCGCGTTGCAGACCGCCACCGCCGGGTTGAAGAAGGCCACCGAGGGCACCATCCCGCCGCTGAGCCAGCAGCAGAAGGTGCTGGCCCGCCAGTCGCTGATCCTGGCCCAGACCAAGGACCAGCAGGGCGACTTCGCCCGCACCTCGGGCGGGTTGGCGAACCAGCAGCGCAAGCTGACCGCCCAATGGAACAACGCCAAGACCACCCTGGGTGGATTGCTGCTCCCGGCCGCGACCGCCGTGGTGAAGGTGTTCAACGGCATGTTCTCGGTGCTGGGGACGCTGTCCGGCCCGTTCAAGGCGCTGACCGGCTTCGTGAAGGAGAACCAGACCGCGTTCAAGGCGATCGCCGCCGTGATCGGCGCCGCGCTGATCCCCGCCCTGATCCGGTCCGGGGTGCAGGCCACCCTGTGGGCGGCGCGGCAGGTCGCCGCCGGTGCCGCCGCCGTGGCCAGCTACATCCGGGCTGGGCTCGCCGCCACCGCGTCTGCGGTCCGGCAGGTCGCCGCGTGGGTGTTGGTCGGTACCCAGTCGCTGATCCAGGCCGCCCGGGTCGCCGCGGCCTGGCTGATCGCGATGGGCCCGATCGCGCTGGTGGTGGCCGCCGTGGTCGCCCTGGTCGTGGTGGTGGTGAAGAACTGGGACAAGATCCGCAACGCGATCACCGTCGCCGCCACCGCGGTGCTGAACTTCCTCAAACGGAACTGGCCGCTGATCCTGGCCATCCTGACCGGCCCGATCGGGCTGGCGGTGCTGGCCATCGCCCGGAACTGGGACAAGATCAAAGCCGGGGCGGGCGCGGTGAAGAACTTCGTCGTCGACAAGTTCAAGGCCATGGTCGACTTCGTCAAATCGCTGCCCGGGAAGATCGGCCGGGCCGCCGGCGGCATGTGGGACGGGATCAAGAACGCTTTCCGCTCGGCGATCAACTTCATCATCCGCGGCTGGAACAACCTGCAATTCCGCATCCCCGGCTTCTCCGTCGGGCCGGTGAAGTTCGGCGGCTTCACCCTCGGCCTGCCCGACATCCCGCAACTACAGGCTGGCGGCATCGTGAAACGTCCCACCCTGGCCGCGCTCGCCGAACGCGGCCGCCCCGAGGCGGTCATCCCACTCGAGCGGCTCGGCGATTTCGGCGGCGGCCGCTGGCATCCCGACGACATCACCGACCTGGCCGTGCAGATCGGGCAGGTGGTGCTGGCCGGCATCTACGGCGGCATCTCTGAGACCAACCGCGCCACCCGCCGCCGGGTCCAGGCTGGGAGCACCCGATGAGCGTCATCCTCACCTACGACGACCTGCTGGCCCGGGTGCAGGTCTCCGGCTCGGCGGTGACCGGCTCGGCCGCCGACGTGGACCGCTCCTGCGACGGTGGCATCACCTACACCCGGGTGCGCGGCGGTACCGGCATGCCGATCAGCGGCGGCAACTTCGAACTGCCGGTGGACGACTACGAATTCTGCACCGGCACGTTCCCGTCCGGCGCGCTGTGCCCGCCCGGTGTGACCGGGGTCGCCTCCACCTATCGGGTCTGCGGCTACAACGCCGAGTCGATGCTGACCGTCACCGGCGGACCCAACTCGTACGCGTCCACCCCGGACAACGCGGCGCTGGACATCACCGGCGACATCGACGTGCGGATGTGGCTGCGCCCGG